TCGGACATTTAATTTAACTATTTATTTTAATTTAACTTTTTATCATTTTTAAAGTTTAAATTTAATACCAATAATATAAATACTGCCACCAAACTATATGTTAACTCATTAACGAATATTTCTTCTATTAGTTTATCTAAAAAAATAGTAATTTCAGACATTTAATTTAATTTTTTATTTTAATTAAACTTTTTAATTTATTTAAATTTAATAATAAGTATTTACTTATTAATTTTAAATATATTAATTTAAAACATTAATCAGTTTGTCATATTTTTATATTGTTTAAACGGGAGGAAAAACAAAGGCCTTGAGTTTTACAAATAGATTACAAAGAATTTTTCTAAAATTTTTTTTAATTTTTTTAACGAAAGTACACAAAGTATACAAAGTGTACATTTTTTAATTGGAGTATGCAAGACCTCCCATACCTGACATAATTCGGAGAACGTTGTAGTTCACTGCGAAGATGGTCAGTGCATTGATGTAATCGCCTGCAAAGTAAAGCTGAGCAGTGTCGATACGGGAGAAGTTACATGTTCCGCTGGGCTGATGTTCCTCAGGGCGAAGAGCAAAAGAGTACACGCCAATTGAATCAGGAACACCTGTAGCGCCGAAACCAGTGTGGCAATCCCATACTTGGCAACGAGTAAAGTACTTAATGTTACGAGCGGTAAAACGATCGGTACCATTAAGGATAATCTTGGAAACAAGCTGAGAAGTGGCTGCTGGGTTAGCACCAGTAACAACACCACCAGATGCAGACACAATTGGGGCAGGTGTAGCAGGTCCAACAGGGTCCTCATAAGAACCAGCTGCAGATCCAAGAGTAGCAAGAGGCTGTCCACACCAGATAAGCTCCTTAACGGGGTGATTGAAGTTAAGGCGAATGGTATTTGTCTGAGAAGTATTGGAACTGGCTTCCTGTTGAAACTGAAGCTGATCAATGAGGTACTCGTGAGCATTCTGGGCAAACTGGCGACGCTCAGTGGTATCAAGGTAGACATAATCGGCATAAACGGTAAAGTTAGCGTTGGAGATATTAGAGGTTCCGCCGTTAACATAAGAGCTTGATGGGGAAAATGTAATGTTGAACTTGACCTCATGGTACTGAAGAGCAATAAGAGGAACAGCAAGACCAGGGTTTCGGCAAAACCAGAAGCGCATAGGAATGTATGCTTCTGTTGGTGCACTAGTAGTACTAGATGTAATACCAAGCGCCTGATGTGTATAAGCCATACGCTGGTATTTAGTTGACGCAGTTCCAGATGGGTCATTGGGTAGAGGTTCTCCACCAAGAGTGGTCATCTCTCCCTGAGAACCAATGGAGTTCACCTCAGAAAGATCGCGCCACACTGAGAGCCAGAGACCATACTGGCGATCAATAAGCTGACCTCCAATCTCGATCTCAAGTTGCTGAAGAATGGCATGACCAAGATCAGAACCAACGGTGGTTGCGGTGGAAGTCACAAGAAGATTGGGTGAAAACACACACCAAAGATTCTTGAGGAGATCTCCGTTACGAGAGATAGTTACTGACACGCGAGAGCTTGATGCAACAGATCCATTAATGGTCTGGAGAATTGACTCAATGGCAAAGTTGGTGTGGCGGCGGTAAACTGATTTGAAAAAGGTAATTTGTGGCTGACCAGTCAGGTAGATGTCCTGGGCGCCGTAGGCTACAAGTTGCATAAGTCCTCCTCCCATTTTTAGTTAGTTTTTGTGAATTAGTACTCTTTATAAATATTTTATTTTTCTGGGAATTTCCGAATTTAAATTTAAATAAAAAATTTAAATTAAATTTGAAAATTTAATAAAAGTTTAATTTAAATGAATACCAGTAAAATTTATTTTACATTTGGAAGATTTCAACCTCCTCATTCTGGACATGCGTTTCTTATTAATAAAATAATACAACTTGCTAAAGAAAATAATGCAGATTATCGTATTTTTGTATCAAGTACTATCAATAAACCAAATTGGAAAACAAGTAAGGCAAAAGACTCTGATAAAAATCCATTACCAGTTGATATAAAAATACATTTCTTAGAAAAAATGTTTCCTGGAACTAAATTTATCGATGGGAGTATTTATGGAAATAATGTAATAAATTTCATAAAAGTTATGAAAGAACAAGGTTATACTAATATAACAGGTGTTTTTGGAGGAGTTAGAGCAGATGAATTCAAAAAACTTTTTGATAAATACGAACCAGAAACACAAGTTATTAAACTTGACCGTGATGAAGAAAATTCGATTTCTGCTACAAAAATGAGAATTGCTGCTTTTAATAATCCAAGTTTTTTTAATGAACATACTTCAATTGGAAATATGCAAGTTACTGATATAGATGAACTTAGAAATATTATAAAAAGACAATTGTCCTTTGGGCAATTGTCCTTTGGGCAATTGTCCTTTGGGCAATTGTCCTTTGGTAAAAGTAAAAGGTCTTTAAAATCAGTTTTATTAGATATAATTTATCTTAAAAAGTAAATAAGTTCAAAAGAAGTTCACTTCGTTCCTTTAATTACTAAATGCCAACCCTCCCATTCCACCCATTATCCTAAGGATATTATAACATGGAGCATAAATAGTAAAAGATGGAAGTTCTGTATAATTTTCTAAAGGAACACTATCACCGTTTCCTGGACTAACACTTGTGTTTCTTAGGTAAAAATATATTAAACTAGAATCAATTCTACTAAAATTACATGTACCAGATGGTTGATGTTCTTCTGGTTTAAGTGCAAATGAATAACAATAAATATAATTTCCAGGTGCTCTAGTATGATGATCATAAGTTTGATTAAGTCTAAAGTATTCACCTGGTCTTTCTTTAAAACGATCTGTTCCATTTAATACTAATTTAAATGAATAAAGTGGAGCAAATTGGGCAGGTGTTCCATTTGAAATAATGTTTGTTCCTATTGAATAGTCATTTGGAGGAGCACTTGTTCCATTTCTATTAAAAACCCAAACAATTTCTTTAGTAGGATGATTTAAATTAATACGAATTTGATTTTCTTCAGTTAAACTTATTACATTTCCAATTTGATTTTGTACCTGTTCTATAAGATATTCATGTGGATTTTGTGCAAATTTTCTTCGTTCAGTTGTATCAAGATAATAATAATTATCCCATATAGTAAATTTGTTATATTGATCAAGTTGCGGAGCAACACCATTTAATATAGGTTCTACGTAATTTCCATTGTTGACTGCTACAATTAATTTTTGAAATGTATTAAAATGTATTTTAATTCTTAATTCGTGAAATTGTAATGCTATCAATGGAATAGCTAATCCAGGATTTTTACAAAACCAAAATAATAAAGGTACAAATATTTTATTACCTGGTTCATAAGAAGTATCGTATGGTTGCCAAGCACTTTGTGTAAAATTTTTCCCTACCATATTTCCATATCCAGAAACTTGGGAATTATTAAGATTAAGTTCAGACCATATATCCATCCATTTTCCGTATTGTTCATCAATTTGTTGTCCCCCGACTTCTATAGACATGTTAGCAATAAGATGATTTCCTACACCTTGTATCCATCCAAAATAATCATAACTAGACGCGTTTAAAATATAAGTTGCTGGATTTGGTAAATTAAATTGAAGAACAATACTTCCTAATAAGTCCCCATTTCTTGCAATTACAACTGTAATATTTCCACCAAAATTTATATTTCCATCAATAAGTTGTTGAATTGATTCCATTGCGAAATTAGTGTAGCGGCGGTAGACTGCTTTAAAATAAGTTATCTGTGGATTTGTAGTAAGATAAACATCTTGCGATCCATATGCAGCAAGTTGAACTAAACCCCCACCCATTCTTTATTTAATAAAATATGTTATTCTTTAATTTAATTATAATTTTTTTTTACTGATTTATACATTTCAAATGTATTTTTGTTACTTTTACATTTTCTAATCGACCATCCTTTTTCAACTAACATATAAATAAAAAGTGCGCGTAAAATAATTATTATACTCACTTTATCTAAACAATTTTCTTTATCAAACGTCATTTAAATTGGTTAAGTTAAAATTTAATCTTTTTTAACTTAAAAGGTTTAAAAAAAATATTTTGTAAATATAATTATGGAACCGTTAAAAATCGGAATTGTTTTGAATTATAAAAAAGCTGAAATGAAGAAAGATGAATTATTATCACTTAATTCAAGAAAAATGAATTGGCTTAGATTAGCGAAAAATGGAGAATATTCTAAACATGTAATTTACAGAAATAGTAGACCATATGTAGCAGCTGATGTTGCTATGGGACTTTATATAGAATATACATTTCCAAGTGTAGTAGTAGACTATATAACCCCTGAAGAAATTTCAACAAGACGTTTTAAAAAAAATGATATAGTATTTGTAATTATTTACGATTTACTAGAATCGTTTCATTTAAGTGATAAATCAAAATTTAATAAGTTTAAATGTGCTCTAAAAAATAGTAAAAATGTGTATCCTCCGTATGATTATCAAAAATTTATAAATAATAAATGTACATATTATAAATATCTAGCAAATAGAAATATACCAGTTGCTCCTACACATTGTATATCAAAACAAAAATGGTACACAAAAAATCCTGAAAAATACGTTACTAATTTAATAAAAAAATTTAAACATAATAAATGGGAATCTGTTATTGCAAAACCAGTATACGGACAAGAATCTAAAGATTTTGCTAAATTTTTAGCATGTGAAAATCTTCCAAGAGCATGTAAAAATTTAGATTGTGGTGAATGTAGTGAGTGTGGAAATAAAGGTAAATTATCATTAACTTGTCAAAAAAATAAAATAACAAAGTATTTTGATAAAAATATACCTAAATATGGTTCAATTGTTATGCAAGAATATATAAAAGGTTTTGATAAAAGTAATCCAGAAATAAGAACATATTTTATTAATGGAAAATATCGTTACAGCGTTATTACTACAAGTACCAAAGTTGGTAGACCAGTACAAGAAGGTGGTAGATTTAAAATTCCGAATAAAAATTGGAAATATCTTATGAAACTTGCACAAAATGTCATGGATACATTACCAAAATTAGATTTACCAGGTATGTTAGAAAATCCAATTTTGACAAGAATAGATATAGGTTCTGGATTAGAAAATGTCCCCTTTAGTTATTTTGTTAATGAAGTTGAGTTCGTTCCAAGTTTATATATAGAAGACCAACCTTATCCTGTTGTTCAGGAAATTACAGAATCACTCATAGCAGTTGCTATTGAATATCGACATGCAAAACTAAATTGTAATTTACCAATAAAAACTGAATTTTAACAAATTTAAAGAATAAAAAGTGTTTATGTTTATTATAATGGATAGACCTGAACAACTAAGGAAAATACAAAGCGAAGCTTTAGAATTATTTAAATTAAAAAATGCTGATTATGGTGATGCATTTGCTAAATATGGAGTTATTGGTGTTTTAATTAGAATCGAAGATAAAATACAACGTGCAATAAATATAACAAAAAATGGTGTTATCTTAAACGATGAAGGTCTTAAAGATACTTTGTTAGATCTACATAATTATGCAGCAATGGCATTAATGTTAACATAACTTTCTTTTAATAAAATAATTTTTTAAGTTCATTTTTTTTTCCTCGACAATAATGACAATTTGGAGTATTTAATGTTTTTTCTGCACATTTTTTACAAATTGTATGGCCACATGGATCTATAAAATATTCAATTTGATTTTCTAAACAAATTTGACAAATTGTCGAATTTGAAATACTTGATAATTCAATTAAATATTTCTTCATATAAATATATTCCTTTGTTATTTCAACTGACTGTTCTTTTAAAGAATCTAGGTTTAATTCTTGGTAGTACCAACTTATTCGATCAACTAATAATTCTTTTAACGCTTCATCTTTTTCATTAAATTTATTTATTTGATCAATTGTATTTATACTTACAAATATACTTTCACTAAATTTTTCATATTTTTCTTTATTGATGTAATAAATTTTATCAATTTCTATTTTTTTATTATTAAGAGTTATGATATTACTTTTTAATATATCAATAATATTAGTTACTTGATCTAAACAATATTTTGAATTTAAATTTTTACGATCTTTTTCTGTAAATTCTATATTTTCTGTTTCTGAAAGTTGAAATAAATTATTTTTAAGTGATGAAAATACATCATCAAATTGATTAGCCGTTCTATCAAATGTTAAATCACCTCTTTCTGTAATAAATTCTTCAAAATTTCTAGTACTACGACTATCTTCAAGATAAACAAATACAGTATCACCTAAGACTCTGTTAAAAGGTGCGTATTCATTTAAATGAACTATACTCGAAAGAGAATTTGACGAACTCATTTAACAATTAAAAAGAATATTCTTTAAAACGATTTAAATAATCTTAAAACGATTTAAATAATCTTAAAACGATTTAAATTAACGTTCGAATATCATGATTACAAAATGGACATTTAGTACTTTTATTAAACCAATTTATTGAACAATCTATACACATCTCTTTACCACAACATTCTAATAATTTAAATGAATTGTTAATTGATGTACATATATTACATTCGTCTTCATTTAATTTATTTTTTAATAAATCAATTTGTTGTTTGGTTAAACTAATAATTACAGGTTCCCAAAATTCATCTGGAATAAATATAATAGGATCTATCAAAAAATCATAAAGTTGATCTTCAAACTCAGTTCGTTCAATTATAAGTTGATCTAAAAGTAAATTTAAAGCTGGTACTTCATTCATTCAAACTTAATTTTTCAAATTCGTTTAAAGTTAATATTTTATTCATTTTTTCTTTAAATTTTATTGTAAAATTTTTTATTTTTGGTTCTTTAGTAATATCTTTAAATTCACTAAAATGTTTATAAATTAGTTCAAGTTTTTCTAATTTATTAAATCTAAAAGTATTGAGAATTGATTTAAGATAACTAGTTTGGTATTCTGTAAAAGTTTTACTTTTAACTAATTCAGAATTTAAAAATTTTTTAATAAAAAGTATATCTTCAATGTTTAGTACATTTCTTTCACCATTATTTATTTTATCAATGATTTTTTTATTATTAAGATAAATATTGTATCTATTATTAATAACACTTGCTCTAAGTTGGCATTTATTATTTTTTACATCCGATCTTGAATAAAAACTTGGAAAATAAAGTGCCTGTGTACAATGTGATCCAGGTGTAAATGCCTTTGATGATTCAAATGTATCTGAATAAATAGTTTCTCCACATGATATACAGTCAGCTGATATAGCTAACTGGTGTATATCTTTGTTAAAATCTATATAATTTTCATGAACTAAATTACTGATTAAAAATCCATCAGTTTCATAAACATCAAATATTTCTTTTGTTGTTATTGGTTCAATATTATCAAATAATTTATTTGTAAACTCAAAATGATTTATATCTTCGTCTTTGTAAAAAGAATTTATAAAATTCGTTAAATTACCTTTAACGTTATTTTTTAAAAAATCAGTAATATTTAAAAAAAGCCGTTTGTCGCTTTTACACTTAGATATCATCAAATTTAAATCTGATTCTGAAATAGTTATTCCTTTTATCTTTACTGTTTTTGTCATCCACGATCTTAAATTTAATTCATTTATATAATAAACCTCGCTGCTCTTTTTAAGATCACTAAGCTTTGTCCCTTTTGAATTATTTCCAATAATAAGTATAGGGGGAATTTTAGGTATACTATTTATATTAACTATACCACTAACAAATGTTTGTAAATCTTTAGAATTTGCATTAGTTCGTAATGCCATAAAATTATTAATATCAGATATACTTAATAAATCATTTTGACCATTTTGATATTCGTCTATTAAAATTAATTTTCGCTCTTGATTTTCGGATTTAGAAAAAAATGAACAACTATCGTATTCTATAAAATTAAAAATATCTTTTAACATTTCTTTTTTTGTTTTAACTGCATTAAATTTAACTGTATAAAGTGATATATTTTCTTCTTGGCAATATGTTTCTACCAAAAGAGTTTTACCACAACCAGTAGGTCCAATAATCAATAATAGTTTACTAGTTAAATCAAGTAAACTATCGTTATACCATTTATTTAATACATAACAACAATTTTCTAATCCAACTATATCTTTTGTTGTAATTTTTTCTTTAATGTCAATTTTTTCATTAACATTAATTTCTTCAAAATGATCTGAATTAAATGGATTTAAATTTTTAACAAAAGTTTCTAAAATACTTTGTTTTGGTATTTTTTTTGATGTTTTGCTTATACCTACAACATTACTATTTGTATCTTTAGGATTAAACACAAGTTTTACCATTTAAATTAAAATGTTATATTAAATTAATGGATAATCCTTATTTTGATAAAATATGGAATAAAATAAAAAAATTTATTTATTTATTTATTTTTTTTATTTTTCTCCTATTATTACTTATGATTGCAAACGTAACTATAAGTATTTTACACTATCGCAAAACTGCTTAAATTAATTTTGCTTAAATTATCGCAAAACCACTTAATTTATAAAATTTTCTACGTTTATAATATTGACCTTTAAAAATTGAAAATGAATCAATTATATCAAGTACAATAGGCTCATTTTTATTTTTTTGACGAAGTATCCTCCCAACTGCTTGTTCAACGTTACTTTTTGGACTTGCTAAAATAAGAGTATCTAATTCAGGTACATCAAACCCTTCACCCGACGCTTGATATGTACCTATTATGACTGAACAATTTACACTTATTTCACGATCAGCTGTTTTCATACCTCCAAGATAAAGCCCACAGCTAATATTAAGTTCTTTTAAAGCATTTAAAAGATATTCACAGTGACCACGGCGATCACTTATTATAAGTATTTTTCTATTTTCAGTTAACATTTTTTTAACGTTTGAGATTATAAGTTCATTTCTTTCCTTTTTAATAGTAAGATCAGTAATCATTTCTGGATTATTTATCTTACCCAAACGGTTAAATTTTTCAGTGTAATTAGTAGTGTCATTAAATATAAATTTTATTTTTGGTTTATCTGTATCTCTCTTAATATGAATTATTTGTGGCCCAAGAAACCAGTAAATAACCTTAGAGAGTCCATCTTTACGTTCTGGTGTTGCAGAAAGTCCAATCATAAACTTTGTTTGGACTTTGAAAAAGATACTTGAAAAAGTTTTTGAACCGAGGTGATGACAATTATGAACAATTGGTCCTATACCAGATATGGCACAACATATAAAATTATGATTATCTTCTACTTCAATATCATAAACATTGATTTCTTTATTTTTTATTTTTTCAATTGAAGTAATTTTTACAGTTCCATAATTTAAAAATTGATTATTCCATTTATATAAATCATAATTTTTAGGAGGTTCAAAATACTGAAAGTTTTCTTTATAGTTTGTTCTACAATTACAGCATCTAATTCTATCTTTTATTGTATGAAATGATATAATACCACATATATTACATTTTTTTATTAAATAATTTATATATCTATTATTATTTAAAACTTTTATTAAATTAGTTTCTTTTATTATAGTGGGATTTATATTTGAAATATCTGTATATACAGTTACAAGTGTTCCGTAAAAAAACTGTTCAGTTGCTTGTTTTAATAAAATATTATAAAATTTATATTTTAAATTTTCGTGTAAATATGGACGTATTTTTTTAAATAAAGAATATATACCTTTTTTATTAAAATAAATTGATAAAAAACCATGTCCATCTGATCTATAAGTACAATCTATATCTAATTTTTTAAATTTTTCAATAAATCTAATATGTGTTTCTTCATCAAACGAACATGTTGATAAAGTTCCAGCATAAGCTATTTTACTTAATGAACCATCATCCATCCACCATATAGCAAGACCACGGTAATCAAGTTCATCTAAAATCCATTGAGGGCAATGTTTATAATTTTTAGTAAGTGTTTTATTTAAAGGTAAATCGATAATTTTTGTATTAAAAGTATAAGCAATTCCTTTAGCATATCCGTTATTTTCTATTTTTTTAATATTACATCCAAACATAGATGCTTTCCATTCACAATATTCTTTTTGTTTTTCACAATGAATTATAGTAAGACGATATCTTTCACTTGGTAAAATAGCAATATGTCCATCACCTAAATAACTTCCTAAAAAAATTTGATATTGATCTTCATTTAACGCTTGCGCTACCATAGTTTCATTTAATTTAATATAATTACATTTAATTAAATCCCCTATATTTAATTTATTTGCTTCTATATAACCTTCAGGAGTTAATATTTTATGATTTTCAGTACATTTAATATTACTTTTAGAATAATTTATTTTTAAAAGATTTTCATTTTGTTTTTTCCAAGCATGTATTATTTTTTTATATTCCGTTTGTTGTGTTAATTCATTAAAACTTAAAACTAATGGTAATATTTCTTTATTATTCCATTTATTATAAAGACTTCCTATTCTCATAGGACCTTGAGAAGTTGAAATAAGTTGTCTATACGGAAAACATTCGTCGATTATCATTTGTCCATAACTTTTAAAAGTATCTTTGGGATATTCTCTCTTGGTAAAAGTTTGAATCATACAAATTGTAATATCGACATTTTCAATTTCACATTTGTCTTGTTTTATCACACCAATACGAGCACTTGGTAAATATTGTTTAATACGTTCTATCCACTGATCTAATAAAAAATCAGCATGAACAAATATTAAAGTTTTAACTGAAAGTAAACTTATTAATTTAAGAGCAACTACCGTTTTTCCCAAACCAGTATCTAAACTTATTAACCCAGAACCTATTTTTAAAGTAGCATCTATAGTTTCTTGTTGAATTGGTCTTATAGTTCCAACAAATTCAAGATCAATAGATTCTCCTGATGGCAAATTATTTTTTAAAGGTTGGCCATATTTTTCAATACCATAATATCGTGGAATGTATATTTTTGATTTACTAATTCTAAAAACTGGATAAGCACTTTCATTTGTAGGAAAGTTTGGATTTTCCAATGGTTTAACATAAAGTTCTTGGCGAATATTTTCTAAAAAATGGCTGGGTAAGGTACTTAATTTTAAAGTATACCCAATATGTCCTATTTCGGTTTCCATTTTATATATTTTATTTTAATTACGTTTAAATGTTTAAATGTGTTTAAACTTGTTTAAATTTGTTTAAACTTGTTTAAATTTGTTTGTTGTAAAATTTTATAACTTCTGCGCTTGTTTTGATACTTCTTTTAGATAAATCAGTAATTTTAACACTTTTTTGATTACGAGCGCGTGAAATTGCAACATAAGCTTGTCCAGCTGCAAATATACTATCTCCTAGATCAATTTCTAGAGCATCTATAGTTGCACCTTGAGATTTATGAATACTCATTGCCCAACTTAAAGTAAGAGGAATATAATAGAAATGTATTAAATTTTCTGTATCGTCAGGTTTAACTTCAGGTTTAACTTCAAAATAACTAATTGGAAAAAGACGATCGTCTAATAGTTTTATGATCACTGACATAGGTGTAAATTCCATTACAGTTCCACGAGTCCCATTTACAATTAAAGATCCAGGTGCAATATTTCTAGTTACCATAACCTGTGCACCAATACATAATGTCAATATTTCAGGTATTTTATTAGAAGTTGTGTATTTTTTATTTATACTTACATTTTTTAAATATTTAATTGAATATTCCATTTTAACAGCACCATTATCAATAAGTTTAAATAATTCAGAATTATTAATATTATCAACATCTTTATTTATTGAAAATAATTTAGTTGGAATAATATGATCTGGAAAAACAGTATTTTTCATAGATTCAAGTAAAGAATATTCAATTGGAGTTATTTTACCTTTACGTATACTACTTAATAATTTATCAAATAACTCATCATCAGTAACTCTCATATTTTCAGTTAAAACTGTAATACTTATATTACATTTTTCCCAACTTTTAGCACAAAAACAATAATTTCCTTCGACTGGTTTTAATTGAGACATATCTCCAACTAAAATCAATTGAACATTACCAAATGGACGACTACCGTTTGGTGTCTGAATAAGTCTAAAAATTTCTCCTAGTTTATCAAATAAATCATCACTTAACATCGATACTTCATCAATAATTAATACTTTTAATTTACCTAAAATTGTTATTTTTCCTTTTCTTTTTTTTATAATTTTTATAATATCTTCAGGTGTACCATTACCTAAGCCCATACCCATAAAACTATGAAGTGTTACTCCTCCAATTAAAACTGATGCGCATCCGGTCATTGCAGTAAGTCCAAATGAAATATCGTTATTTTTAAAATCTTCTACAATGGAATCAATTAAATACGATTTACCTGAACCAGCAAAACCAGTAATAAAAGTATTTTCTCCATTTGAAATATTTTGTAAAATTAAAGTTTGTTTCTCGTTAAGCTGGGTACTTTGAGCCATCTTACATATATAATTCATATATTTTTAAGTCATTTTAAGCTTTAACTTTCTGAAGTTGCTTTAGTTTTTTTTCAAGATCTTTACGTTCATTTGTTTTGGTTTTAATGCGTTCTTTTAAACTTTCTTTTTTTTCTTTTATTTTTTTTACAGCTTCACATTTAGATGGAGGAGATGGCATTTTAATTTTAATTTTAATTTTTATTTTAAATTAAAATTTTAACCGAAGATTAAATAATTGTTAAGTTTAAACGGGTAAGTTTAATGAGTAAATTTAATGAAAAACCTGGAGACGATACTGGTATGCAAACAAGAGTGTGGGGACCTGCTGGTTGGTTATTTTTACATTCAGTTGCTCAAAATTATCCTTGGAAACCAACACCCTTACAAAAAAATGAATATTTAATGTTTTTTAAAACTACTGGTAGTGTTTTACCTTGTCGCTATTGTAGAGAAAGTTATCAAAAATATATTACAGGTATAGATAATTGGAAAAAAAGTGATAAAGAAGTTGAAAATCCTGATATTTTAACAGCGGAAGACTCTAGTTTAATTCTTAATATTTCAAAATTAGAATCAAGAAAAACTTTAGTTACATGGTTATATAATCTTCACAATCGTATTAACAAAAAACTCGGTATAACACAAGGTCCAACATTAGAAGAAGTATGTGATAAATATGAATCATTTAGAAGTAAATGTACAAAATCTAAAAAAGTGGTAAAGCCTAAAAAAGGGTGTTTAGACCCCATGACTGGAGCTCGTAAACGATGTCTTGTTAAAGTTGTAAATTGTGATGAAAATGGAAAACTACTTTCATTTGGAAGAGTAAAAATAAAACTTTTGAGTATTAAAAAATCTAATCGAAGTGGAAAAAAACTAATGGCGACATTTGAAACAAATGGTCGTAAAAAAGTTATACACTTTGGTCAAGCAGGTGCTAGTGATTTTACAAAACATAAAAATATAAAACGAAGGAGTCGATATATTTTTAGACACTATAAAGATCTCAAAACAAAAAATCCTGTCAAAGCTGGATATTTAAGTATGTTTGTTTTATGGAATAAACCAACTATTGCTAGTAGTATTCGTGATTATCGACGAAGGTTAAATATATTTAATAAAACTGGTAAATTTCCAACTAAAATATCAGGATATAAATCACCTGGTAAAAAATCTAAGTATCAATAATTATAATTTTAATCATCACCGTCATAATCATAGGATTCTTCATTTTCCTCATATGCTTCAACCTCTTCTTCATATATACTTTCAGTTTCTTCTTCAAGGTCTTCAATATCAGAATCACCTCGAGCATCAAGATCTTCAATATCAAGTTCAATTTCGGTTTCTGAATCCAAATTATCTTCATTACCAACTTCAATATCAGCACCAACTTCTTCTTCTGTTTCAGAATCGGAAGTAATTATAAATTGTGAACTTTGTGTAATTTTAGGTTGAATTGGAGGTTTTAAATTAAAAATTGTAACTGGTTTAATTTTAATTTCAATAATTTTTTTAGAAAAAATCCGTGTTTGGTAATCTTCAAAAGTTTCACGACATATTTCTTTCATCCAAACTGTTGTTGTAGGTGAATAAAATATTTTTCTAGGTTCTCTGTTAAGTTCATATTTAACTATTAAATCTATTTCATTAAGAGTAGAAGTACGATTGGATACAAATAAAAAACTAAAAAGACTACGAAGTCTTTTTTCTAAAGTATTACCATCATAGTGTATTTTTAAAGTTTCTGGTATATTTTTTTGTATTTCTGCAAAAACAGGGCGCTCGCCATAATAAACATAAAATTCTCCACACGGTTGTTTTTTGCTAAGTATCCATTTTCTTATTTTTATATTAAACTCTTCTTTTACATTTGAACATTTTGATACATAATGATTTTTAGACGTATCGTGGTATTTAAAAAATGATTTACCACATTTACAAATTTCAAGATCATTATATTGTTCAAATGTAAGAACTGTCGGGTTAATTTCTTTTAAACTCATTTTTAAATATTTATAACCCAGAATGTTTAAGTAAAATTTAATTTTGTAAAATTTAAATTACAGTATATCTAAATTGTTCAAAATCATAAATTTCAAAATCTATTTTAAAATTTACCATATTTAATTTATAATAATAAATAATCATTAACATTGCATCTGAAATATCGTGTTTTCTAATATTATTATTAAAATTTGTAAAATCAGAAAGATATTTTTTAGCAATATTTTCAGATTCAATTTTACGAATATCATAATCTTTAGATAATTCAAAATATTTATGTACACTATTCGGACTTATTAATAATACTTTATTTCTAAATAATTTAAATAAAAGATCCTGTACATTTGTAATACCAATAGGAGGTTGGCGTTCAATTAATATCATATCTGATAATTCAAATAAATAGATATGTTCTTGTATAAAGTGATCAAGGTAATCAGGAATACATCTGTCGTGATGTAATTTACAATCACACCATTTTACATTTGAATGTTTTATATTTGTAATATCAATTCTATTACATTCAATCACGTTTATGTTAAATATATTATCTTGGGTGTAACTTTTAATTTTACGCTTAACCTGTATTGGTTGTATTTCTGCAAATACATAACCTAAATTAACTATTCCAACGTCAATTGATAATATTTTCATTTAAGTTTAATCAATATAAATATTAAAAAATATTATCTTTATGTAAATTTATGGAATCTCGTGCATTAAAAATTGGAACTAAAATTTATAATTATTATTATTCCCTTGCAATAAAAGAGTTTAGACATGATATTGCACATCTACTTGCTAAAATACCAGCTGATTATATTTATAAGGAGATGTTAATTAACTCTTGTTATATTAATGGTAGATGTTGTTTAAAATACTGTAATGAACTGTTAGATTCTGAATTTAATGTATTAGATGACACAACAAAACGCCTTGTATATGAAAAAGCATTAGGGGTATTTGCTGGTAATGTATCTAAAGGTGAAATAAATATGCGACTTAAAAAAGAACGTAGACAATTTCAAAGTTTATATGATAATAGTGTAAAAAATTATAAATTAAATTTAGAAAATAATTTTAATAAATCATTTGGTAATATGAATATTCAAGAAAATCCAGAAGATTTATTTAGTAATCTTCGTTTAAAATAAAATATTTTGTTATTATAATGGATCCTAAACAAAAATCTTGTGGATTTGGAAAAACTTTTAACAGTTTTTATAAACCTGGTGCGGTAAATTCGCTCTATTTAACACGGCCAATTAGAAATTGTGAAAGTTTAGTTTATGGAGAAAAAATAATAAGGTCTCCATTTAGATTTGGAAAAAAAAATATCTTTAAACTTATTAAATCAGTTAAAAGTGATATAAATTATTTAAAATAATGCGTTTAAGATTATAAAGTATTTTGCTATTTTTTATATCATTTATATTAAACCACCTGAGATCTCCTTTTTCTTTATAAACTGGATTATTAAATGAGTTATTTAAAAAAAGTTCTGACACATTTATATTAAAAGTTTCTGGTGGAAATTCAACAAACCATAAATAAACATTTCTCCCGGTTTTAGTTATATCGACATAAGGTTCTTTAAATTCGATATTTTTTCTGATAAAGTCAAGATAATTATTAAAAACCATTCCAGACTCTTCATTAAATTCTCTAATAGCTGTTGTTATTATATTTTTATCTTTGGGTTCATAACCACCTACAAACCCAGACCATTTTTTATTACTTATTTCAAATCCAAGTAAAAAATAAACAGTTTCATTTAACTTTATATATGGAATTATTCCTGCAGCAGGAATTTTATCCATTTAATTTAAACAAATATATATTTGTTTAAATTAAATGAAAGCAATTGCAGTTTTTACGTCAAAAATAAATGGATTTGTTACTTTTGAAGAAATAGGAGAAAAAGTTTTAGTAACTGTTCAATTAAGTGGTTTAAAAATAAATGGACTTCATGGATTTCATGTTCATGAAGCAGGTGATTTATCAGATGGATGTGAAAGTATGTGTGCACACTTTAATCCATATAATAAAAATCATGGTTGCCCAGGAATGTCTGAACGTCATGTAGGAGATCTTGGAAATTTAGTATCAGATATTTTTGGAAATGCAAATTATACTTTTTATGATAATGTTATTAAACTAAACGGAGTTGCTAATATTATCGGGAGAGGTTTAATAATACACGCAGATCAAGATGATTGTGGCAATGGTAATAATAAAGAAAGTTTAAAAACTGGTAATGCTGGTAAAAGAATAGCTTGTGCGGTAATAGGTTATGCTAAAAGTTAAAGTAAAGTATATTTAATTGCTGGATGAAATTTATAATCTTCCAATAAAATATCTGTAAAATTTAATGTTTCTAACCATTTTAATTTTTCAGATATATCAGAATTAAGAGGAGGTGCTTCTCTAACAATTTTTAAAATTGGCTTTGGAAAAATATTGCGGTCAAGTTGTACATTTGCATTATCAACATGATCATCATAAATATGAGCATCACCCATAACCAATGAAACTGTATTTACATCGATATGAAGTAAATGTGCAATAAGATGTGTTAATAATGCGGTACTTGCAATATTAAAAGGAGTACCTGCACATAAATCTTGAGATCGACATACACACATACACGACAATCCTTTATCATTTATATAAAATTGATATGAATAATGACAAGGTGGTAGTGCTGTTAATTTTAATTGACATGGATTCCATGCTGAAAGTAATGCTCGTCTACCATGAGGATTTGTTATTAATTCTTCAAGAATGTATTTTATTTGATCAACGCCCGAAATGAGATCTGTACCTCCGAATGATCTCCAACAATGTCCATATCCAGCACCAAGTTGACCTGGTTCAAGATAGTGTAAATTGACTGAATCTAAAAATTCTCTTGTTGTATTTACTTTCCATATATTTATACCTATATTGGATAACTCATTGGAATCAGTACTTCCTCGTAAAAACCAAAATAATTCTTCAGCAAGACCTCTTACAAATACTTTTTTTGTAGTTAATAGTGGAAATCCGGTTTTTAAATTAAAATCTAGTTTTTCTCCAAATAAAGAATAGGTTTTTCCATTACGAGCATGGCGAACTTCTCCATTTAATAATACTTTTGATAATAAATCGAGATATCCTTGTTCATCCATTAAATTTAAATTATTTTATTCTTTAATTTAATTTAAATTTAAAGAATAAAATGAATTGATAAAGTAAATGTTGAATAATTTTAATTTAAGTGTTGTAATATTAAAAAAACTTTGTAAAAATGCAAATATTAAACTTTTAAAATTAAAAAAAAAAGAATTATTTGATGAATTCAATCGATATCTTGCTGTAAAATTAATTCAAAAATATTATAGAGTACATTTTTATAAAAATGCAATCGATCATATAACTTTAGAAAAAGTTAATTACCCATGTTTTATTTATCGTACAAAATTCAATAAACATTATTTTTATGAATATAGTTCAATTATTAAATATATAATGAAATCCGGAGATACACGTGATCCAATGACTAGGGCACAATATTCTGATAATGATCTTACCAGACTTGATATGGAATCTAAAAAACATTTTCCAAAAGAGTGTATTTCTTTTAAAAGTACATTAAAAATAAAAAACAATGTAAATTATGCTCGTAGAATAAGAAATCGTGAAAATGAAATACTTTCATTTCAATTAAGGCTTGATGAACTTAAAGAAAGTATACTTTTTATTGTTTCTAATAATATTTTTTTGTGGGATTTACCACCAGAACCAATTTTAATAGAAAATGTAGAATATAGAAATATTGATAGTTATGTAAATACATTACTTTTAGAATTAAAAATTATTTTTACACATTTAAAAAATTATGATAGTTCTTCTGCAAATTTTTTTAAATTAACAATACTCGAAGAACTTGAAAAAAATAAATCCACCGCATATATTTTAAATTACATTAATTTAATTTAATTTTTACAAAATTAAATTTTACTTAAAGATTAATTGGTAAAAGTATTTAAAGAAATATTTCAAAATGACTTCAAATGAAATGGTTTCTACTATGTGCGATATATGTTTAAATCCTACATTTATATGTAAATGTGACAACGCATGGTATTCTTTTGATACTGTTTTAAATAATAATTGCAAAGGAAATGTTATATGTGATGTAAAGTATACTGATATTAGTATTTCTACAATGACGGTATGTTTTAATTTTAATCAATTTATTGATTTAAAAATTCTTAAAGAAAATTTACCAGAATCTTTAACTATTAAATATAATCCATTGTCTAAAAAATCAAAAGTACCTAAAAAAAAGGGAACTGATTTTTTTTACAATAGTTTTGATTTAAAAATAACTATTGTTGATATTTTAGATGGTCGTGAAAATATATTTTCAAATATTAGTATATTTATTTTCCCCAATGGAAAAGTAAAAGCTGCTGGTGCAAAAACAATTAATACTATTAATTTAATGATAGATGAATTAATAACATTAATTAATTATGTTCCATTAACAACAGCTAAACCAGATGAACTTGCTGCTGAAAATATAAAAATTCAAATGATATGTAGTGATTTTAAAATTAAACCAGTTAAACCAGATCCAGATGGTTGGTGTCTCAAACAAGAAGAGCTTAAAAATATACTTGTAAAAGAACACAAACTTAGTGCTACGTTTAGTGCTTTAAGTAGATATCCTGGTATAAATTTAAAATATCCAAGTATAATTGAACCTGATAAACAAGTAAGTTTACTTATTTTTAGAAGTGGAAGTATTATAATAACCGGTGCTAAAAATGCAAAAGATATTGCAAATAGCTATACCTTTATTACCAAATTAATTTGTAATAATTCAAGTAAACTATTTTATTATGACATCAATGAAGAAATAAAACAAAAGAAAAAGAAAAATAAAAATTTAAATTAAAATAATATTTTAATATTTTAATATTATTATATTATTATATTATGTCAAATGCTATAAAACCATTTATATCTAAAAATAAAGTGGGTATTAATAATAAACAATTATATACTGTTACAAAAAATATTACACCATATACAGTACAATTAGATAATAAAAATGTATTAAAATCATCTGTCGTTACATTCAATAATAAAAAATATGCTATTCGTTTTGCACATTTATTAGAAGAATACTACAGAAGACACTATATATGGCCACAGTTTAATATAGGCACAGATATACCAAATATATTATTATTTTCAAAATATACTAACGTTAACGAACGTGATTTACATTCATTATATATAGGTGAATGGGATAATCATGATATTATAGAATATTGTAGAGATAATATATTAAATATATTATCATTTGAAGAAAGTGCTGATAATAATATAGCAGAAAAAAAATACCAAATAATATATAATGTTAGATTATATAACATAGAATCTAGCATAGAAAAAGAACGTACAATGTGCGAAGATAAGTTTTACTTATAATTTAAACCATTTGTTTTGCAATAATGTGTAATAATTCAAAAAAAATTTAAATTAAAATAAATATAATATATAATATTAAAGGTGGTGATATGAAAGATATAATATTAATTATAATATTTTTTACAATATTTTCACTTATAATATTATTTGGATTTAAAAAGATTACAAATAATTCTTCTTCCGCGGTAACGCGTAAGAAAACATATTTAGGTAAAAAATTTACAGATACCATTGGTGATATATCTATAGAACCATATGGTTGTTTTGCCGATTTAAAGGATAAATTTTTTATTAAAAAAATCAATCCTTATTCAAAAATTAAACAATATGATTCTGGTATAATAATTTCAGAACATAATACAAAAAAAGATTTACAAAGATTAACTAGAAATGTAATAAAAAATGGTTATGATTTATATGGAAATAAAATTCTTAAAATATATAAAACATCTTACGATTATGAAAATATGCCAATTAAAGAAATAGCGTCTTTAGCTAAATTATCAGGATATAATTATTTAAGTATTTATAAAATAGGTAAACATAATAAGGGAAATGTTTATTTAACCTATTCTCCTCCTATGAAAAGAACTTTATCTGATGTTTATAAATATACAGAGGAACAATATAATAATGCATTAGAAAAAACTAATTTAATTGATTATACACTTACACCTGAATTAAATAAATACACTAATGAGCAACTTAAAGAACCAGGTAAACAATTAAGCTGTGGATATCCATGTTTACCATTTAATCAACCAAGTACATTTAAAGATACAGATGGAACGATAAGACAATATATGTGTGGATCTATTGCATATCCAACTATAAAAACTCCATCTAGATATGCTGTTTATAAAATTATTGAAAAATAAAGTTGTTATTCAGAATTTTGTTGTGTACATTGTATTTCATTTTTTTTAAAAGAGTATTGTGTAAAAAGATGGGCCCAAATTCTTTCAGTAAAATGACCATTCTCAATGTTATCACCAACAGATAAACTTACAATTAAACGGTCATAAATATCTTTTGAGATATATTTTATATTTTCCTTATATACAATAAATATACCTCTCATCGCGAGATACTTAATTGGATGAGTGTCGATAATAGCATTTTTCCAAGCTTGAAAATCTGTATATTCTGATTTTATAAAAGGGTTATTGTTTCTGTTACAAGCACCTTCTGCTTGGTAATTATCTATGTTATAAGTATAAGACGCTGGTACTTTACGAAAACGTGGTGCATAAAACCCATTGTATTTTTGTTTAACATTATTTAGATTTCTTATATTTCTTATAATTTGATTTAAATATGCACCTTTTCTAGGACACATTAATACGCTTCCTGGTAATGATACAATAACATCATCTAGATTTTCCCAATTTGTTGTAATGTGGTAGGCAATTGCGTGATCAATTCGTCCTATATTTGGCAAAGTTTTAAATTTTATTTTTTGTAAATGTTCAGGTAAAGGTATAAATTCCTTAAAGTAATTTGTATTTTCTCCTTTATTGTATATATAAATAAAATCTACATATTTTAATACACTTTGTATCCAATCAATATATTCATTATAACGTGTTAATACACATACAACTTTCATTTAAATTTATATTTAAATATATATAAAAAAATAACTATTAATTGTTTAAATGAATTACTTTTGTTGCAAAAAAAATATGGCTAAATTTAATGATATTTTTTTAATTTATGGATCAGGTGGATGGATTGGAGGAATGTTTGTTGAATATCTCGCAACAAGAGGTATAAATACTGTAAAAGGAAAATCTCGTGTAGAAAATTCGCAAGATGTAAAAGATGAACTTAAAAAATCAAAATGTACACATGTTATTTCTTTTATTGGAAGAACACATGGAAAAATTGAAGAAACTTTAATTAATAATATAGATTATCTGGAATATCCAGGAAAACTTGTTGAAAATATAAGAGACAATCTTTATTCACCTTTAATTTTAGCAGAACTTTGTAAAACTTTGAATATACATTATACGTATATAGGAACAGGATGTATATTCGATGGAAGTGAAAAGGTATTTTCAGAATTAGATACACCAAATTATTTTGGTAGTAGTTACAGTATTGTAAAGGGGTTTACAGATAATTTAATGAAAATGCAACCAGTTTTAAATTTACGTATTAGAATGCCAATTAGTAGTGTACCAAATGATCGTAATTTTATTACAAAAATAAGTAAATATTCTAAAATATGTAGTCTACCAAATAGTATGACCGTATTAGATGATTTCTTTCCTATTTTTGTAGATCTTATGCTTAATAAGAAAATAGGTACTATAAATTGTGTAAATCCAGGCGTGATTGATCATAATGAAATACTAAATATGTATTCTGAAATTATTGGAAAACTTACATGGGAAAATATGTCACTTGAAGAACAAAGTAAAATACTAAAGAGCTCCCGTAGTAATAATGCACTTGATACAAGTGTTATATCATCAATGTATCCAGAATTAAAAAGTATTAAAAAGTCTGTAAAAGACGTTTTAACTAAATACAATACTTTACTTTAAAATTTTATTTTCTACAATAATCATAATTAAGTTTAAACCAATTAACGGTTTCTAAAATTCCTGTTTGTAAATCAGTGAATTTAAAATTTGGTAAAAAATCCAATAATTTTGAATTGTCTGTAGTTTTACTAAATTGTCCATCTGCGAATTCTGGACAAGTTATTATTTCATTTCCAAAATGACTATTTATCATTTGGGCTACTTCAAAAATAGAATGTTCTTGTGTCGGTGAAATAATAATAGATTCTGTTAACTTATAATTTAAAAGAATTTCCATAATAATTTTAGCAAGATCCTTTGAATAAATAAATTGCCTAAGTGGTTTACCAGTTCCTTTTACTGAAAATATTGTATTATTTTGTTTAGCTAAATAACAATTATGAATAAGAGCTGGTATTACATGTGAATCTTGTAAATTAAAATTATCATTTGGACCATAAATATTAGTTGGAATTATACATATAAAATTAGTTAAATAAAATTTATTATACATTCTACATTGAAATTCAAGTAATCGTTTTGCATAAGCATATCCCTCATTTGAAGAATGGGGTGGACCATTATTTAACATACTTTCATTTATTTTTCCAGAAATATTGTCTGGAAAAATACATGTACTCAAACACGCAATTAATTTATCAACAAGATGGTTTTTAGCACATCTTAAAACATTTGTATTAATTGCTAAATTATCTTCTAACATTTTAATTTGTTGAGACATATTTTTATATAAACCACCGACACATGCAGCAAGATGGATAACGTAATCTGGTTTAACTTGTTCAAATAATTTATTACACTCTGAAAATGATATTAAATTACAAGTTCGAGAATTTACAAAAATAAAATCATAATTATGAAAGGTATCAGATAGCTCTCGTATAGAACTTCCAACTAATCCTGTTCCACCTGTTATAAGAATTTTTTTCATCAATTACGTATAATAATTTAAATTATTTTATTTTTAAACTTTAAATGAAATTAGCATTAATAACTGGTATTAATGGACAAGATGGAAGTTACCTAGCTGAATTACTTTTAGAAAAAGGATATGTAATTTATGGTCTTATAAGAAGATGTTCAAGTATTAATACTAAAAGAATTGATCATATATATGATCGTTTATTACTTCGTTACGGTGATCTTTCTGATAGTAGTAGTATAACAAAAATACTTAATGAAATTAAGGAACAACCTGGAATTATAGAGATTTATAATCTCGGTGCAATGAGTCACGTAAAAGTATCATTTGATATACCTGAATATACAGGTGATATTGATGGATTAGGTACTCTTAGAATACTTGACGCCGTGTTAGCACTTGGGCTTAAAGATCGTGTAAAATTTTATCAAGCAAGTAGTTCTGAACTTTATGGAAAAGTTACGCAAATTCCACAAACAGAAAAAACACCTTTTTATCCAAGAAGTCCATATGGAGTTGCTAAATTGTATGCTTATTGGATAACAAAAAATTATCGTGAAAGTTATAATCTTTTTGCTTGTAATGGAATTCTTTTTAATCACGAGTCACCCAGAAGAGGAGAAACATTTGTAACTAAAAAAATTACCATGGCTCTTGATGGTATTGTTAATGGTACACAAGAATGTTTAGTTCTTGGAAATCTTAATGCTAAACGAGATTGGGGGCATGCAAAAGATTATGTATATGGAATGTGGTTAATGATGCAACATGATTTTTCAGAAGATTTTGTGTTAGCTACAAATGAAATGCATTCGGTTCGTGAATTTGTTGAAAAGGCTTTTCAACTTCGTGGGTTTAATATTTGTTGGAAAGGTGAAAATATTAATGAAATAGGATACGATTCTATTACGGGACGTGAACTTATTTTTGTAGATCCACGGTATTTTCGTCCAGCCGAGGTAGATCTTCTTATAGGTGATTCGAGTAAAGCAGAATATGAACTTAATTGGAAACCTAAAATTTCATTTGATCAATTAATTAAAGAAATGGTTTTTAATTAAAATTTAAACAAGTTTTTTAATTTCATCAATAAAATTTTTTTTAATTACCCACCCAAGTGCTTTAAGTTTGTCATTTGATATAAAATACCGTGAATCATTAAAAGGACGATCTTGTATAAATTTTATAAAACTTTGAAAGTTGTCTGTACGTTTTATACATTTTATAAGTAATATTGCAATTTCCATAACTGTAAATTCAGCTTCTCCTGGGTTAGTTCCTATATTGTATACTTCTCCAATAATACCATGTTCAAGTATAATTTCAAACGCAGAACAAGTATCGTCAATATGTAAAAAACATCTTTTTGCTGAACCATCTCCCTGTATAGTAACTTGTTCATTTGCTTTAAGAAGATTTATAAATTTTGGAATTAATTTTTCAGGATATTGATTTGGACCATATACATTATTTCCACGAGTAATAACAATCGGTAAACCATAACTATTTATATAACTCATTACTATCATTTCCGCACCTGCTTTTGTAGCTGCGTATGGATTTGTCGGAACAAGTAAACTACTTTCGTTTTTCATTGTTATAGCATCTCCGTAAACTTCATCTGTACTAACATGAATAATTTTTTTTACTTTGTTGTATTTTTTACAACATTCTAAGAGTGTATGTGTTCCTACAATATTATCAAGTGTATATTGCATAGAATCGTCAAATGAATTTTGAACATGTGATTGTGCTGCAAAATGAATAACATGTGTTATATTGTATTTATTTAATAAATTATTTACAGTTTCGCTAGATTGTAAATTACCTTTAATTAAATGATAAAATTTTGATAAACGTATTTCTGGTTTTATATTATTTTCATCAGCGCAATAATACATAGCATCTAAATTAACAATTGTAATATCATTTTTGAAATAATAATTGATAAAATTACTTCCAATAAAACCACATCCACCTGTTACAAGTAAGTTCATTTAATTTACTTTATTTTAAAATTAAATAATGTTTAACGCAAATTAAAATAAATGATAAATTAAATGAAGATACTTTTAATTTTGATAATTTTGATAATTTTATTTTTAAAACGAAAAGATATAGTTTACTACATCGATGTTTTTAAAAGTAATTTTTTAAATAAAAAGGTTAACCTTTCAAATTCGTTTAATTTAAAACGAAAAATATGCATACTCTCAATGGAAGACCGTGATCTTGAATATATACAACTTCACCGTAAATCATTTCAAAATTATGCAAATTTACATAATTATCAATTCTTTTTTGAAAAACCATGTAAATCTTTACCAATTTATTATTGTAAATTTAAAAGAATTCTTGAATTAATGGAAACAACTGATTGTGAATATTATACTTGGATAGATTCTGATGCTATTATAAATAAAAGATTTAAATCATTCCCGTTAGAATCAATGATAGAACAAATTGGTACAGATACAGATGTAATTACTGCATACTTTAGAGAACCATTTAGTTTTTTGAAATTTTTAATAGGATCATTTTATATGTTTAAAAAATCAAATAAAACAAAAAAACTTTTACAAGATTGTATTGATTATATCGATTTTTCAAAATGGAAAAATCTTAAAAAAGGAGATTGTAATTATGGAGGATATTGTTATGAAGAAGCTGCTTTATTTTATGCGCTTAAAAAATCAAATGTCGTTCATAGAAGAATAAAAGGAAATTTCATATCTAATAGTTTTTTATGTGAAAATAAATTTTTTATTAATCATTTACTTGGAAAGAAAGATATAAATAAATGTTTTAAATCGATGATTTAATACGATTTGTTTTAAATCGATGATTTAATACGATTTGTTTTAAATCGATGATTTAAAAAATAATTTATGAAGTAATATTCCAAGTAAAAAACAAAATAACAACACAATAAAATAATTTGTTTTAAGTTTATAAACCAAGCAAGAACAAATGTTAAAATAACATCTACTATGGCTATATCAAATATTCTGGAATACTATGAATACCTTCACGAGGTTTTCCAAGTATTCCAGAATATTTACAAAAAGGTGAACTCATTTCGTTAAATTTTGTTATAAATTATAACAATATAATTTAAATGAATTTTTATCAATTTTTATCGGTTATTATATTACCATTTGCTATTTTGCATTTTGGATTAGATTTTCTTACTGATAAAGATATAAAAACTAATATTACAAAGATAGGTATTTATCAATTTTTACACCATATTATTTTAGTAACACATGTTTCTGGATTTACTATTTTACCATTTATTAATCCAAATATAAATTGTTTATCTGTAGCTATTTTAACAAGTGTAATAGCACAAGCAGGTTGGTTAGTTAATCATGATTATTGTTGGTTACTTACATTTATTAATAAACAAATAAATTTAGATAAACCTAATAGAAAATGGAGAGGAGAAATTCATTCATTAATAAAACATTATATTAGAGGAGATGAATGGGCATATTCAGACATTAAAAGTATGGATAATACGTTTAATGTAAATATGATGAATACAATTCATTTATTTACTTTAATTTATTTTTTTAAATTTAAAGGTTAAATAAAAATATTAGTTAATTTTATAAATGAATTCGTTCGGAAAACGTCGTGTAGGAAGACCTCGTAAACAAATGGAATTTGGTGCATCTCAATGTCACCCATTAACAGCATTAGGCCAAGAACAATGTGAATCTTATATGGATGGATCTGATTACCCATGCTATTGGAGACTTCCAAAAGCACAAGATTGTTGGGGAAGAAATGACCGCCAACCACGAAACGTTAGATACCAACACAAAACATCTGGTTTACCACCACCTATTATGTTTCCAGCTGGTTTTAAATTGCCACCACCGCCACTTCCACCTCGTCCGGTTGGTTATGTAGCGCCAAATCGACCTCCAAGGGGTTTATATGAGTGTACTGGACGCACTCAAAGTACATGTGGATCAAATCCTAACTGTACTTGGGCTGGTAAACGAAAATGTATTCGTCGTCCTGGACATCTTGCTGGAACTCAATACGAAGGTCCACTTGGTCCTATGGGATTTGGTAAAAAACGTTACAACGTTCCAGGATCAGTTTGTAATAAACAATTAAAGAAAATATGTCGTTCAAATCCTAATTGCACATATACTACACGTGGATGCCGTCGTCGCTCAGGTACTAAAAAGGGTGTAGTATTTGAAGGTCCCAGTCTTGCTTTTGGAAAAATGTGTAAATCCGTTACTGCGGATATTAAAGCTTTAATGGCAATGTAAAAAATTTAAAGTTAACATAAAAAAGTAATTTAATAAAAGAAATAAGAGATTTCTTTTATGAATTTACAAACCGCGAAGATAATTTTAGAGTTACCAGAAGATTATAATATTGATATATTAAAAAAAAATTATCACCGACTTGCTAAATTACATCATCCAGATAAATGTAATGATCCTAATGCAACAAATAAATTTACACAATTAAATGATGCTTATTCATTTATGGTCAAAAATGTTAACGTTAACGTTCCGGATTTTAATGATATTTTAAAAACATTTAACTCTTTTTTTAAGAATGTACCTGTTAGATCTCTTAAAAAAATGATTATAATGTTAACTCCTAAAGAATACATAACTGGTTGTACTAAAGAAATTCCTATTTATTCAAAATGTAATTGCATGCCAGAATTATGTGTTTTTTGTGCTGGATCTGGGTATGAAATACCAAATACATTTAAATCATTAAAACTTGAAGTATGTTTAGAATGTATGGGAGGAGGTATTATTCAAAACTGTGATAATTGTAAATTTGGAGATAAAAAAATAGGAACTAATATTTTAACTATACATAAAAAGATAAATTTAGATAAAATAATTAAATTTGAAAATTTTGAAATATCACTTAAATTGAGTGACCCTATGTATTTTTATAAAAATGAACAACTATATTGTTATTTTGACATTTCTTTAAAAGAATCGTTAACTGGATTTACAAAATCCTTTAATGATGCTTTTGGTTATAAACATAATATTAAAACCGATTGTATAATAAAATGTGGCGATGGCTATTCTTTAAAACATTTAATTTTAATTTTTAGAGTAATTTATCCAGAATGTATATCAAACGAAAATATAGATAAATTAAAACTTATTGATTTTTAATTTTTTTACCAAAATCCGAATGCTGTTGCGCGCTTGCGACGAAGTGCGGCCCTGCGAAACATTGGCCCTGCCCTACGAACCATTGGCCCTGCCCTACGAACCATTTTAGGTGCGGCCCTGCGAAACATTGGCCCTGCCCTACGAGACACGGTGGGCACTGCCCTGCGAGACACGGTGCGCACTGGCTTACGAGACACGGTGGGCACTGCCCTACGAGACACGGTGGGCACTGCCCTGCGAGACACGGTGGGCACTGCCCTACGAGACACGGTGCGCACTGGCTTACGAACCATTTTAGGTGCGGCCCTACGAACCATTGACCCTGCCTTACGAACCATTTTAGGTGCAGATTTTTTAAGTAATTTTTTAACAGCTGCCTTTGTCTTGGGTGATGCCTTTTTTAGAGCAGCAGAAAGTTTCTTTGCAGCTGGTTTAGGACGGGTAGCGCTTGGTGGGGGCATGCATGGTGAAGGAAAGAGACCAGTGCTATTTGCACCAAGAACACCTCCTCCATCTGAGCAGAATTCATAACCCATTGATTGCCACAGTGGGGGGTTACCTCCTGAACCAAATCCAAATCGAGAACCACGGGGAGCACAGTGACGGCGGTAGAAACTTTTGAATGCCTTCATCGCGGCAACCTTGTTGACTTTGCGGCGCTTGCCAAATTCCATTTCACTAGCTCCAAATTCCATCTGGGGAAGACGTTTTCCAAATTCCATTTGACTAGTTCCATATTCCATCTGAGCCTTTCGACCTTTGCCAAATTCCATCTGGGGGCCCATATTACATGATGCTCCGAATTCCATCTGGTTACCCATACGAGAACGGCGAGTTGTGCCGCGACCTTTCATGAGTTTTTTCTTTAATGCGCGAGCCTTTTTGAGGCAGAGTTTTTTAAGCATTGCGGTTGGGCGATAAACTCGTTTAGTTCCACGTTTCATTGAAGTTTTTACGCGATATTTCTTGCATAGTTTAAGAAGTTTTGCTGGTGGCTTAGAAGCCTTTGTTGATGTACGACGAGCTTTTTTACCAAATCCAAATAAAGAAAGCATTTTGTTTGTTTGTTAATATTCTCCAAGAAATTTATTTTTGGGAAAATTAAAATTAATTAAATTAATTATTTTATTAACGAAATATTCAACTGAATTAATTTTATTTTCAGAAAGAAGGTCCGTAAGTTTTTTAATATCTAATTCCTTTATATTTAACAATGGAATTTCAAAATTTTCATTTTGTTTGAATAATTGTCTAGATGTTAAGTAATCAAAATTTTCAGGAATGATGTACTTTTTATTTTCAATTAAAAATGCATCGATAGATTTAAACTTCTTTATAATATTAAACGCATTTACAGCACCTATCTTGGGAATTGTACATGTATAATCACATCCACATAGTATACAGAGATCTATAAACTCGTCCATTTCCATTTCTAATTTACTTAAGATAAAATTAAGATTATAAAGTGTATAATTATTCTTTGATGTAAATATAACATTTGATCCTCCAAATGTTAAAGAATCGGTATCTTCCGTAAGAATATAATCAACAATACCTTTTTTTTGTAAAAAAGCACAAAATTCTTCCGCTTCTCCGTAACTATTATAATATGATATTCCTATATATTCAAGTAAAATTTTAACATCGAGATAATGTTGTTTAGTTATTATAAGTATATTTTTTTCTAATCTTGTTATTTCTTCATGAATAGCAATTGTGTCAATTGTAACTTCATCATCAGAGTCTTCAATAAATTCTGACACATTTACTTTTAATTTTTCAACTTTTTGTTGTAATTTTTCACGTGTTTCCTTTCGTTTTTGTAGAGTTTCTTTTTTAGCATCTGGGGGTTTTCCATCAAATACAAAAATAGGAACAATACCATATTCAAGATATTCAATTACTTTATGTAAAAACCCAATAATATGAAAATTATCTGATGAATACAGATATCTAAATTTATAAATTAAAATACTTGAATCGATACATATTTTTTTACCTTTCAAATTTTTTAATTGTATTTCCGTTATACCTTCCGGTGCATGTTTTTTTATAATCGCTTTTAATCCTTTTATTCCCATCTTTAAATATTTAACTTTTAAAACTTTAAATAATTTTATTCTTCTTCAAGAAACGATACCTGTTCTGATAAAACTTCAAGACTGTCGTCGGTATGATCTTCTTCAATTTCAATAAAGTTTATAAAAGTTGAAAAATTATTTACCTTGGGTTTTTTTACACGAGAAGAAAAATTATCGCTTCTTTTTTTATAACTTGCGTATTTTGGATGTTTATCAATTCCTTCAGAACGATACTTTAAAACGGAATCCCAAAAATCTTTAATTTTTGGTAATTCATTTTTAAACCATTCACGGTCACGTTTAACATCTACAATATTAATCACAAAGTTATCGTCACTATTACCAGGTACAAATTCTATAAAATGTGCAAGCTCTAGATTACATATTTCTAAATTGAGAAGAATCTGAGAAAGATAATGATGTGGAACCTCACCTGGTACAATTTTACGCGTTAATGGACACTTAACTTCAAGGAGTATACCATCTGTAGTAATTCCGTCAGGACTTCCTCCCAACCAGGGATAATCTGGATGTATTAATAAACCAAATGAAAGTACTTCTTTAGATTTAAGTTTGCTGTATTTTTCAATTGCGATGTCTTCATAGTGATTTCCCCATCTTGTCGCTTCGTTTCCTATAAATGGTTTAGGATTTGCATTACATTTATCAAGTAAAAGAGACCAAGGTGTTTTATAATTATTTTCTCCTAGCACAGTAGGTATGTCACTCGCGGTAATTGCATTTTCACGCTGAGTATACCATTCAGGAGTTCTTTGTGTGTATTGTGGAAGTTTTAATAAATCAGCCACAGTTTCATTCATATAAACGTTTAAAATATATTGAACGTTCTTTTAATTTTTATTTATTTAATTCTTTAAACTCCTTATATTTTAAATGACGATGTCTAAGAGTGTTTGGTTTACTTAAAATAATTTGTTTAGATGTTATTTTAATAATCGTACCCATAGTTCCATCTGTATAAATTTTAGCAACATCGTTTATATTAAATGTTTTTCCATTTAAATAAATGTTATTAGGAGTTACTTTAAATCCACGTGAAACGGGTAAAGAAAGATTTGGATTAATGTTACGCTGTTCAGGTGATTCTGGCATATTTCCTATAAATAATTTATTTGGAACGTTACTATTTTTGGTAGCTTTATAATTTACAGGTAACGAACTTATACTTAAAGATGGTTCTTTTATTAATGAATATTTTACACATTTATCCATGATATATTTCCAAGTAGGTCCTTGAATGATTATTTTTCTTCCAGTTAAAGGATTTATAGTTCCATTACTTTCTAAAAATTGTCTACATTTATTTATATTTATTTTTTTTTTTCCAAAGTTGCTATAATAATTTCTATTTGCTAAACTTACTGGACTTATCATTCTTCTACGATTAAACGAAGGAGGATAAGAAGTAAGTGATTCTTCATATGTTAATGGATGATATCCAATTTCCATAGATGGACGTAGTCCAGCTACATTAGCGGTAGAATAACCCCATGGACCACTTGAAATTCCAGTAACCATTTATTTTACTCTTTATTTTTTTTTTACATTAATTTAAATTAAATGTGGTTAGTTACATTTAATTTAAATGTATTTTTTAATCTTCAGATACTTTTGGAGCGAGACAAAATTGAAGTTTACCTAAATTTGCAACGTTGTATTCAATTACTAGTGGATATTCTTTTTTTAAAAATATTTCAACTGTACTACATAAATTTGTACTTTTTGTAAATGAATTAAGATATTTCAAATCAAATGTTTCTGAAACATTTTGATTCTTTTTTGAAAAAATAAGACCGTTTTGTGCTTCACCTATAATAATTTTTTGAGTTGCAAAATCCCCAATAGATTCTAAAATAAATTTAGAACCAGAACTAGATATATTCACTTGATTACTTATTACACTAAGATCACGACAATATTTTTGTAAATCTACAGATGGCATTGATATAACTGAATCATATTGAATATCTGGTATTTCAAGTTTTTCTTCAGATATATCAAGCATTTTAAGATAACTTTCCATTACTGTATTTTTTTCTTTATTTTCAATACGAATACCAAGTTCATTGGAACCATTTTTTTTAATAAAAAGAGTAAGTACATCATTATTTCCTACAGTTTTTAAAAGTTTAAAAAGATAAATCATATTAATCCCGCACATGTTTTTAGATTCACAGAAATATTCTTCAAAATTATCTTTAAGAAGTCTTACATAAACTAGTGCAACGCGAGCATTATCCATTGTCATAATTTTAATTCCATTGTTGTCAAAATATAAATTAATATCAGTAAGAACCTCTTTAAGAGATTCTACTAATACCTTTATACTTTGTGACTGTACTGTTTTAATGTAAAGGATGTACTCGTCAAGGTGACTCATTTTTATATATCTACACTTAAACCTTTAAATTATTTCATTTAAATTTAATTCTTTTATTTCGTTATTTTTAATTATAATTAATTTAACTTTTTTCAAATTTATATTCAAATGATAATTTAAAAGTAAAAGTTCTAAAGTTAATGGATTTTTATTATTATAAAACTTTTTTAAATAACTACTTATGTATTCAGTTTTTTCTTCATGATCATTATTGTATTTAATGTTACTACATAATATATTGTCAAAATTACCGTCAAATTTACTAGAATTTTTAACTTTAAAATCTTTTATATCTATAGTTGAACTAGAATCGTAAATATTTATATATTTTTTACCTAAATATGTATAATTAATATAAATATAATATGTTCCAAATTGTCTAAAAAAAGGTAGATAAAGTGAAATAAAACGCTCATTTAAATCATCTTTTAAATCAAAAAACTCTTCTAAATTAAATGTTTTATCTTCATATAAATTTGTTAATTTATTAAGATAGTCAATTAATTCTTGATCTAACTTAGTTTTGATTACATTTAATTTATCAAAATATTCCCATTGAGGTTGTACTTTATATTTACCCATATTATTAGGAAATAATTCATTAAATAATTCAAAATCGGTTATTTTACATATAAAATCAATATTATTTATTCCATCAATATTTATTTGTTTTCTAGTACTTATTTTTCTAACTTCATGAAATAAAATAAGCCCAATTTTTATAAGATTGTACACTTGATCTTTGATAATTATACCTGTAAATAAACCTGTAAATATACCTTTAGAAAATGACTTCATTGTTTATTTTTCAATTAAATTTTTATATTTATTTAAAGAATGAAATAAAAAAGAATGAAAAGGAATGTCTGACATTGTTAAAAAGAAAAGAGGAAGAAAACCTAAAAATTTTTACAATGATATTGAATCTCAAGTAAGTTTACCAGTAGTATCAGAAACCAACGAGAAAAAAAAAAGAGGAAGAAAGAAGAAGTACGAAATTGAAAATTTTAAAAAAATTAACAATAGAGAACAATTAAATAATTTCAATCATCATGTAGCATATAGCGACGATGATGATTATATTGAAACTGATAATGTGAAAAAAGTTTCATTTGGTAATTTAGATATTACAGTTGTTAAAAAAAATTCAACCGATCAAGAAAGTTTTAGAAATAAATTTTCAATACCAATTACAAAACCAATTACAAAACCAATTACAAAACAAATTACAAAATCAATTATAAAACCAATTGAAAATGTTAATGTTATTGAAACCAATTCTGTTATTAATGAAAACGAATATTCATCCGACGAAGAAAAAGAAATACCTATAGAAAATATTCTTAGTTTAAATCAAGAAAATTTTGAAAAATATTACAAAGAAAATAAAAAATACGTCACTGATTTTAGTGAAACAATTAAAGATCAATCATTAAAACGGATACGTGTTATAAGTACATTAAAAAACGTTATAACAGAATCAGAATGGCCTGAAAAAGTTGAAAGTTGTTGTTGGTGGTGTTGTCACCCGTTTGAATGTAGTCCATGTACATTACCTTATAAATATGATCCACTTCGAAAACGTTTTTATTTTATTGGAGTATTTTGTTCATGGAGTTGTACTAAAAGTTACAACTATGAAAGAAATGATCATAAAAAATATGAAAGATGTGGTTTAATAACTTTGTTAATTCAACAATTATATGGAATCACCAAAGCTATTGATATAAAGGGAGCTCCCCCTAGGCAATCTCTTAAAATGTTTGGAGGATATATGGATATTGCAGAATTTAGAAATACTAATTCTGTTGTGGATGCATTTAAAATAAATGAATTAAAATTTAATTTTACATATCCAGAAATTACTGAAGTTACTAATGTAAAAATAAAAAAAGAAAAAAAAGATCTAAGATTAACAAGAAAGTAAAATACTTTATATTTTTTTAACTAACATTGAAAGTAGTAAATATATTGCTATACTTACTGTGAAAAATATTAAATAGTTTTTTATATCTGAGCATATTGTTGTAGAATAATTTCCAAAATTACTTTTACTTCCAATGTATTGTTTGTCACGTAAAACCCAGTCAGGGTGATTATTATGTACATATTTATATACTAAATCATCAAATCTAGGATGTTGAACCATTTTAAAAAAATTATTTTCAAGATTAAATTCATTATCGCCTTTTTCAAAATTTACTTGTGTGCGATCAGGTGTGCCTATTCGTTCATAACTACCAGGAGGAACTGAACTAATTGCCGTATCAGAATTACTTGGACCAGATATACTCGAATCCATAATTATTTTTTTTAAATTAGCAATTTCAGCCTGAGTATTTTTAATTTGTTCAGAACCTAACACAAATGCTTCTTCTATATTTGAAAAATTCAATTTACTCATAAATTTTATTTTACTTTAAATTTAACATTTATTTTATTTTAACTTATATTTAATTCGATACCATTTTTACTCTTCTTTGCAATTTTTTTAACAATACTAGTTTTAACAGTTTTAATTGTACTTCCTACTGAAACGCTTGATAAACTAGAATCACTTGAAGCTACGGAAAATCTGTCATCTTCTTTTATTGGATTTTCTTCATAAAATTTACGAAGATCGGAAGAACTAAATGTATTATTTGGTGGTGGTGGTTGTGGATAATTTGTTGCGAGTGGCGTACCATTAAATAAATTTGTGTCTATACTTGGCCCTTTCATTTCTTTTCTTATTTCACGTGTATCCATAGGCTTTGGAAAACCTTGCTGGGGGGTAAAATTTGGAGGTTTTGATTGATCTTTCATACTCTGACTCATTGTCTTCATCATACTTGCCATAAAATTTGGATTATTTTGTGCTATAGCACCTCCAGTAAAGCTTCCTGGTCCTTTAAGTAAACTATTTGTTAAATGAAACATAAATGCACTTCCTCCAAGTGTAAGAAGTAATTCAATTTCAGGTGCAATTTCAGCTTTTCTTGAGTATTTTTCGTGAAGTTTTTCAAAAATATTATCATAGTCATCAACCGATTCCATTACATTTTCAGACCATCCATCTAATTTTACATGAAAAGGGTCAAATCTTTTATTTAAAAATTCAATTCCGGTTACACATGCCATCAAACAACGTCTTGAAAATTTTATAGCTGCTTGTGATTCAATAAATTTTTTAATTTTTTCATATTCGAATACCATTTCGTCGTAGTTTGATGTCATGTTAAATTTTTTAGAAAATTCAAATCCTTTTTTTTCAAGAGCTTGTATTTTAATTAATAAATCTTGTTTAAGTTTTTGACGTTCTTCAAAAGTTATTTTAGGTTCTTGGGATATGGTTTCACGGTCTTCTGAATAAACTTCAGAATCTTGTTCAGATTCTTCTGAACTATATTCTGATTCATCTGAATTTTCTTCAGCAACCTTACTCATTTTTTTAGGATTTGAAATAAAAGAATAATCATGTTTCCTTTGATCATGTTGTCTAGAAGGTGGTTCATAATAATTTTTTGGTATTTTTCTCAAAACTTTTTTAGTTTTTTTAGGCAAATTTGTACTTCCAGATGAAACCGAACTTGTATCTGAACCAGAATAGTCTCTAAGTATTTCTATATTACTTATAGGCTCTATATTTTTAACATTAACCGTTTTTTTCCTTGCGTCATTTTGCTCAACTTTTACAAAATGGTCCATTTGTTTAATAAATTTCAAGTCTTTATTTAATTTTGAATTATATAAAAGTTAATTTTATTTAACGCAAAAATAAAATAATTTAAGTTAATTTAAAGTATGTTTACTTTAAAAGGAATAATGGATTCAAAAATATCTTGGAATAGATACAGTAATAATTGTAATAATTGTAATAATTATTCTAATTACAACAATAATTATACAACATGGAATTATCGTAAAATAAATAAAATTAATTTAAATAAATACTCAGCTGGTATTTTACCATATACCTTCGACCAACAAGGATCGTGTATGTTTTTACTTGGAAAAGATCTTGAGGGAGATTGGTCAGATTTTGGAGGAAGATGTGAATATATCGATAAAAATGATGAAAAAAATACTGCTTCTAGAGAATTCTTTGAAGAGACTCTAGGTGCTGTATTATCAGTTTCGGAATGTATAGATAAAATGAGTGTGTGTACAAAAATTATTTCAAAAACTTTAAACGGATCACCGTATTATATGTATCTTATGTATATAGATTATCAAAATTATTCAGAATTTTTTAATAAAACATCAAATTTTATTAAATATATCAACAAAGATGATAAAAAAAATTTATCTAAATTAATAGAAAAAGTTGCAATAAGGTGGGTAACACTGGATACAATTATAAACTGTATTGAAGGTGATTCAAAAAGCACACCATTACCACTAAGAGGAATATTTTACAAGACTATAACTACAAATAAAGAACAATTATTATTTTTACAAAAATAAAATTAAATTTTGTATTTAAATTTAAGATACTTTTTCATAGACCACTTACTCAGATGTTCAATAGTTATACCTTCTGGTAAAACTATTTGGTCAATTGTTTTAAAATCTTGATTACATAAATCAATAACGGAACAATTTTTTACAAGATTGTCAAGATAAATTTTAAGATCTTTTTTGGTAAAATTTACTCTTGCGACGCTTGCACTTTTAACGCTTGCACTTTTAAACATAACATAAGTTAATGCCTGAAGATAACAATCTGAAAGATCGTCTTTTTTTTTACTATTTTCAAATAAAGTACACATGGTTTCAGTTTCTTCATTTTCTTCTAATTTTGATCTTGCTATAAGTACACCCATTTTTTTAGTTTGAGCATATTTACCTTTAACTATCTTTCCATTTTTAGATATATCTAGTTCAGGGCCTATATAACATTTAAGTTTATTTTTAGGACTAAAAAATTCAACAGATTTAATTTTAACACTTTCACTTTTATCAACTACTCCACGAATATAAAAATATGTTTGCAAACAACCTGCTATAATCCTCATTTTAGGATTAAATGAAGGCTGTTTTTCTATTAAAACAATATCAACGTCCAAAAGATGTGGACGCTGGTCCAAATTTTTAATAAGATTTATATAAAGATCAGAAACACCTGAACTAGAAATTTTTGCATTAAAGTTTTTAATTTCATTATTAATAATTTCCCAATAAAGAATTTTTTTTGTTATTGTATCAAAAATACAATATGCTAAATTTATAACACCAACGTCAAATGAAAGTATTTTCATATTGATTTAAGATATTTTATATCTGAATCTAATTTATATGTTTTTTTTAATTAATGGTAATCCAGTTTCTCTATTTCGAATATTTTCTATTAATCTTCTTCTTTGTTTATTAAATAACTTTAATTTATATGATTTATATGAGTTTTGTATTTTAGTTGCTACGTTTCTACTTCGTTGATAATAACAATCATTTCCTTCACAAAGAAAAATTTCTTCAGTAGTATTTAATATTAAATTATGTAAATCAATTTCAGTTATATCAAGATTATTAAAAAAAATTTTAATGACATCTTCATTGTCGTTAATTAAAATATCATTATCGTCTCCGTCAGATAATATAAAAACATCTTCGTCTTTTTTTAAAATATATGTTAGATATGGATTTGCATGAATAGTTATTTGTAATTCTGGTGTTAAATTATTTATTAAAGAATAAATAACGTTAATAGGATTTACATTATTAATTTATCTTAACTTTTATTAAAATTTTTAAAGCATTTTAGAATATTTATTTTGTAATTTTTCTTTTTCTTTTAATATTTTTTCTATCTGAGAATCAAGTTGTTCATCGATAGTTTTATCTTTTTCGTTTTTAATTTTTTTAGGATTTGCCAGAAATGAAAAACGTTCATCAACTTTTTTACATTTCTTTGTGATATTTTTAAGTCTACGTTCTTCTTGAGAAAGTATAAATGCATCTGTTTTAACTTTTTGTTCTACTAGTTTTTCATTCCAAATAATTTCTAATTCTCCACTTGGGTATGCTGTTACAATATAACCTTCGGAATCTAATATTTTAAAAATATCTTTTATTGTATTTTCAAAATCATATACAGGAAATTCATCTACAATAGGAGGAACTGTATAAACACATGATTCTTTTTTTAAAGTAGCATAATACTTTATTTTTTTATGAACATTTGCAATTATTTTTTTAACCAATTCTTTATTTTTAAGCTTACGCGCCTTTGCTATATTTAAAACTTCCTGTACATTCATTTAAATAACGTTTTATTTTAATTCAATTTTTTTTAACGCTTGTTGATTTATTTTGTTTACTCGATTTAGTATAATTATAAAAATAAATAAATTAAAAAGAGTTAAATAAAATTTGTATAATACAAATAGATATTTATAATTTATCAAAATATAAACAAAATTATACATTTAAACAAACGTTTATTTTAATTTAAATAAATTAACGGATCATTTCTAATTTTCCATAATTAGAATGATATAAATTAGGATCTGTTTTATTAGGTAATTTAATAGAATACCCTGAAAAATTTCCGGTGATATCTATTATATTATCTCCAATTGACATAATAGTAGTAATACCGTATTTTTCATATAAACCCTGTTTAACATTTGATTTAAATAATTCATGGTTATCATTTGGACTTTGTCGTAAATATAAAAAACTATATGGTATTTTATATTTTGCAAGATCTTTAATGGTATGTTCACGATACACTGAATCTCTTGCTGTAATTATTAAAACTAATATATTTCTATTTATGCATTCATATAGTAAATTTATAATAGGTTTGATAGGTTTAAATGGATTATGTTTTGTACCTTCTCCTGTTAAAAGTAAAGTATCATCTATATCAAACATTACAGCTGGATTTTTATAATATACACTGTTATCAAGAAAACGTACACCCATTTGATAAGCGAGATTGTATTTATTTACTTTCATTTAAAAGTAATTTTATTTAATTTACAATTTAATTTAATTTAATTTTCAAATAAAATATTTTCATTTAAATAATTTTCCTCTGGACTTTTAATTTCAAAATTCCATATTTCTTTTATATTTTCAATAAATAAAAAACTTAAATTAATGGGTGTATCCGCCCAATTTGTCTTTATAATTAATGAATCTAAATTATATCCAATTATAATGATTATATCAGAAAGTACAACATTTATAATGTCATCGCTATTTAATACTTGGTTTATAAATTCTTGATCAATAAGTATACCAGCTACTAAAATATTACCAGTATATAAAAGATATTTAATGTTATCTAAATTACTTTGATAACATTGTTTTATTATAATAAGATCTGAAAGATAATCTTGGTGATTGTAATCTTGGTGATTGTAATCTTGGTCTTTTTCAATTAAAAATCCATGATTTATAATTTTATCAAGACATTCGTTTAATGGCTCGCGAAGATTTAATAATAAATTTGGAATATTTTCTTTTATAGTATATCCTAAATTTGTAATTTTATACCACATTGCTGAATAAATTAATTTTAAAATACCACGTTCTTTCGGATATTGTATAATAACATTATCAAATTGTATTAAATTTGATAAATTAAAATTTTGTAAATTAAAATTTTGTAAATTAAAATTTTGTGCTTCATTTAATTTTTTTATTTTAAATTTAATATCTGTGTGCTTCACATAACTCATTGAATAATTTCTACCCGAAGGTAGATAATATTCTTTAGATTGCGCTGGCCCCATTTTATTTTAATTTATATTTTAACTTTATATTTCTTCCTCAAGATTTAATTTAAAATTAGTATCTTTAATGTGATCATATTTAAAAGATAATATACTACGAGTTGTGGGACGAGATGGTTTATTTATTATTACTTCTTGGATATATTTAAACCATTCTTTTTTATCATCACACGAATCTACAAGTGTATCGATAATTTTATTTTGTTCAATAATATCTTTCCAAGTTTGTTTATTACACCACAAAGTTATATTTCTATCATTCTTATAACATCCAAGTATTCTAAGTGATTGTAATAAATTTTCACCATGACTTTTTTTACCAGGGTGAAAATATTGATCTGTAAGATGTAATGAATAATCAGAACTTACAAAACTTATTCCTCTAGATGCAAGATGTCCAGAAATTATTGAAATGTGGCTATGATTATGTTTATCATTTTTAAGAATCTGCAAAACTTCTGAAATACTGTAATTCACAAAAAGATGAACATTATCATTTAATTGAAAATATTTATTTATAAGTTGACCATAATTATTAACTGACAATCCTTTAGCAAATGGTTCATTAGATCTTGAAGTACATTTAACTCTAATACCATCTCCATTATATATTATAAAAGTAAAACTTGGATATAAACTAGATACATAATTAACAAGTTTATTATGATAATCTTTAGTTTTTTTTACAGAATGTAATAAAACACAACTTTCTTTTTCAAGTAAATTAGTATAAATATGTTCAATTGTATCATGATCAGATCTAGGATCTTTTGTGATAAATGGTTTAATATATTCAATATTTAATGTATCAATTCCACAATAATTAATACCTGGACTAATTTTTTTAATTTTTGATAATCCACTTTTATTTGAAAAAAGTGCAAATGGAGTAGCAGTTGCACCAAGAATATGAGACGCACCTTCTTTAATATGTGATAAATGATAGTCTATTTCAGATGTATAGTTTTTTGATTTAATAGAAAAATCAACTTCGTCAATACACACATTATATTCTCCGCGATAATCAGAAAGAATATCTTTTAATTTTATAAGTTGGTATTGATTACATAAAACTATTAATACACCAATGGATTCAAGGCACAAAACTGACTCTGGCACGTTTAAATGTGAAAGTATTTTTACATTTAATTTTTTTTCACATAAATTAAAACGGTCTTTAAGTTGCAATTGATCAGCTGTTATATTTCTAACTATAAAAATAACCGGAATTTTGAAATGATTAACCGAATTATATGTATAATTTATTTCTTCAATTGTTTTACCAGATTGGACATGTCCTATTAATGCTACGTATTTACTCACGTTTATTTCATAAGGATTCATTTTTTAAAATATATAACTTTTAGGTTTAAAGTATTCTATTTTTTTGTAAATTTAAAGTAAAAGAAAATATTATGATTAAAAATATAATATTTTCAGGAGGAGGTTTAAAAGGGTGGGCTTATATAGGAACTATACAAGCGTTAGATGAACTAGATAAAATTTATTCTTTTCGGAAAGATATTGAACAAGTTATAGGTGTAAGTATAGGGTCTTTATTTGCTTTATTTTATGTATTAGATATAAAATGGAATTTTCTTTTAGATATAGTAATGGGATTAAATCTTAAAGAAATATTTGATTCAGAAATAAATGATATTTTTAGTAATCAATCTATAATTGCTGGTATAAAATTTATAAATATAATAAAAGAAATAATAAGTACTAAAATAGACCCTTATGTAACTTTTAATGGATTAAAATTGTACACAAATGTACTTTTTACTGTAAATGCATTAAATATAAATAATTCAAAACTAGAATATTTTAATAGTATTCTTACTCCAAATATAAAAGTTATAGATGCAGTAAGAGCAAGTGCGGGAATACCATTACTATTTCCAGCTTATTGTATAAATGGTAGTTATTACTATGATGGTGGAATTTGTAATAATTGTCCAATTGACACTGTAGATGAATTAGGTACAATGGCTTTTGATATAGGTTATTTTCCAGAACAAAATGATACATCTATTAAGTTATTTGATTTATTAAATGCATTAATAAATATATGTAATTCTGAAAAAAATGAAAATCATATTATTTTTAAAATTTTAGATTCTCGTTTTAAATTAGAATCATTAAATTTGGATCAAACGAAAGATGATATTTTTAATATTTATATGATTGGGTATATAAATAGTAAAAAACATATTTATGATAATTTTTTTGCAATAAAATAATTTAAGATACTTTATCTATTTTATTGCACTTAGCTATTTTTTTAGTAAAAAATTTACCTAATATACTTTTCTTTTGAGGTTGTTCGGAAAGTGCCAATAGTTTTATTGATTTATTTATAGTTTCAAGATCATCGTCATAAACTATAACTTTACGATCGTTTTCCATTTTTTTTATTTTATTTAAATTAGAATCATAAAAGGTTTTTAAACCAGGTTCACATATTTTTTTTATATTATGACTTTCTTTTTTTTCTCTTTCTGCTTCTGTTGTTAATTTTAACAATTTAACACATTCTTCTAAAACAGGGCATCGGGTATCTACTGGATGATCAATAATCTCAAATTCAGGAAAAAGTTCTGCTAATTTATCAACACTTTTTTTGGCATTTATATTATTTATATATTCAACAACATCAGTACTTTTTGGTATAATTGTTACTGTATCATTAACATCATTTTCATAACAATGATAAACATGGTCTATATTTGAATAACAAATTGTTGGGATTTTATACGTTTTTCCAGTTTTTATAAGATTTGTAGCAGTTATATCTGATGTATCAGTAAAAATAAATATAAATTTTACCTTTAATTTATTTAAATTGACATAATCATTTTTATTTTTTAAATCAAGACCAGTAACTAAATGATTATACTGAACACCGTACGTTCTAATAGTTTGAGTTCCTTTTCCATATTTAAAAGATATTATAGTATGCTTCTCTAATGCACGTATAATATCTACAATTGGAAATAACACATTCCAGCTAACTTCATTATACATAAATATTTTATTACAATATTCTACTTTTTCAAATTGAACATCGTCATATTTTATTTGTCTTGGCATTTTTAATTATTTTTACTTTAAATGTTAAAGTATATTTATATTTTGTAAAAAAAATAAAAGTTAAAGTTAACTTATTTATGGATTCTAAAACTATCTTTTTAATTATTTTATGTGCAATTCTTTTTTACATTTTAACAATAATATGTAAACCTAAACGTAAAAGTAAATTTGGTATAACTCCCAATATAACTCCAGACAGTACTCTTATTTTTTTCGCTCCATGGTGCGGTCATTGTAAAAATGCAATGCCAGAATTTATTAAAGCTGTTGAAGGTAACGATAAAATAAAACTTATTAATTCAGATGACCCTAGTTCAAAGGTACTTATGCATCAATATAAAATTAATGCCTTTCCAACTATCCAAAAAACATCAGGGGAAAAATTTAATGGAAACATTGATGCAACTTCATTAATCGAATTTGCAAATAAAAAATAAATCATTTGTTTTTTTTACAAAATATAAATGTATTTAAGGACGTAGCCGTATAAGAGTACAGGAAATAGTGATGGTTAAAACAATTGAAGAAACATATCAAAAGAAAAGTCAACTTGAACATGTACTTCATCGTCCGGGTATGTATATTGGCGATATTGACAGATCAACTTGCGAACGTTGGATTATCGTTGATTCGAAAATGGTCAAGACGAAAATAACATATAGCCCTGGTTTGTACAAAATATTTGATGAAATTTTTACCAATGCAATAGATCATTCCCAGCGTGATCCAACGTTAAAAAAAATTGAAGTAACGTTGAATCAAGTTACAGGTGAAATAATAATTTTTAACGATGGTACTGGTATTCCAGTCGAAATCCATAAAGAACACAATAAATATGTACCTAGTATTATTTTTGGAGAATTTCATACATCAAGTAATTATGACGATACCGAAAAGCGTACGGTGGGTGGTCTTAATGGTTATGGTTCTAAACTTACTAATGCATTTTCTAAAAAATTTACTGTTGAAATATGTGACGGCGTTAACCACTTTATCCAAGTGTGGGAAAATAATATGTCATCTGTTTCAGTTCCAAAAATATCTTCCAAGAAGAAATCTTTTACAAAAATTAGTTTTATTCCTGATTATACCCGTTTTAATATGAAAACGCTTGACATCGATACTTATAATTTATTAAAAGCTCGTATTTACGAAGGATCTGCTATAACCGATAAAAAAGTCACGGTGAGTCTTGAAACCATTAATGAAAACGGTACTATTTCCGAAAAAATACCAACCAAAAATTTTGAAGACTTTGTTAATCTTTTTATTGGAACTAAATCAGAAAATCCAAGGGTTTATGAAAAAATTAATGATCGTTGGGAAATTGTTGTTTGTTTAAATCCACATGATAAATTTACACAGGTTTCATTTGTAAATGGAATAACTACATCCGAGGGTGGTACTCACGTTGAATATCTTATCAATCAAATAATTTATAAACTTAAAGATCAACTTGAAAAGAAACACAAAGACATTACAATTCGTCCTAGTTACATTAAAGACAACATTCTCATTTTTATTAATTGTCTTATTGAAAATCCTGTATTTTCAAGCCAAACTAAAGAAAATCACGTTACAAAAACAAATAAATTTGGAAGTACAGCTGTACTTTCAGAAGAACTTATAAAAAAAATTGACCGTTTGGGTATAACTGCAAATGTTATAGATATTGCTAAAGCCAAAGAAAATAAAGCACTTTCAAAAACAGATGGTAAAAAAACATTTCGTCTTACTGGTATTCCTAAACTAGACGATGCAAATAAAGCAGGTGGAAATGAAGGTCATAAATGTAAATTAATTCTTACAGAAGGAGATTCTGCAAAAGCATCAGCGGTAGCAGGTTTATCAGTACTCGGGCGTGATTATTACGGTATATTTCCTCTTCGCGGTAAACTTTTAAATGTTCGCGATGCAACTGCCGCTCAGCTTCTTAAAAATGAAGAAATAAATAATCTTAAAAAAATACTTGGTCTTCAACAAGGTAAAGAATATTCCGATCTTAAGAGTCTAAGATATGGTGGAATCATGATATTTACTGATGCTGACAATGATGGATCGCATATCAAAGGTCTTATTATAAATTTTATTCATACATTTTGGCCAAGTTTAATAAAAATAGATACATTCATTAGTAGTATAATTACTCCTATAGTAAAAGTCACCAAAGGAAAAGAAATAAAATCATTTTATACTCAACACGATTTTATTACTTGGAAAAATTCTGTTGCAATTAATCTTTATCAAATAAAGTATTACAAAGGGCTTGGTACAAGTACAGCCATAGAAGCAAAAGAATATTTTAATAATTTAAAAAAGCAAACAATTAATTATAATTACACAGCTGAAACTGATACCGATCTTGTAAAAGCTTTTAAAAAAGGTTTTGAGGATAACCGTAAAGAATGGATCAAAGATAACACTGGAAAAACCGTGAGCTTAGATCATTCAGTACTTTCTCAAACAATCAGCCAATTTGTAAATCATGAACTTATTAATTTTAGTATTGCTGACCTTGAACGTTCAATTCCAAATTTAATGGACGGTTTAAAACCATCACAGCGCAAAGTTCTGTTTGGGTGTATTAAAAAAGGACTATACACAGATATGAAGGTTGCACAACTTTCTGGGTATATATCTGAACATACTAGTTATCATCACGGAGAGGCAAGTTTACAGGGAACTATCATAAATATGGCTCAAGATTTTGTTGGATCAAATAATATTAACTTACTTGTACCATCTGGACAGTTTGGTACTCGTCTTCAGGGTGGAAAAGATTCAGGTAGTCCAAGGTATATCTTTACTCATCTTCAGCCAATTACTAAAATACTTTTTAATGATCATGATTCAAAGTTACTTGATTACCTTGATGATGACGGAGTTTCAATTGAACCAAAATATTATATTCCTGTTATTCCTATGATTTTAGTAAATGGATCTGAAGGTATTGGTACAGGGTATAGTACTAATATTCCTTGTTATAATCCAGATGAAATTATTGCTAATCTGAAAAGACTTATTGATTCCAATGGCAAAGCTGAGTTATTTAAAATGATGCCCTGGTATAAAAATTTTAAAGGTAGTATTGAATTAGAATCAGAGCATAAATATATCACAACAGGGGTTTATAAACGTATAAATACAACAACTATAGAAATAACTGAACTTCCTATAGGAAAGTGGACACAGGTTTATAAAGAGTTTCTTGAAACTTTAATTGAAAGTAATGAAATAATTGATTATAAAAATAACTGCGATGAAGCTCTTATAAATTTTAAGGTAGTTATGCAAAAAACAGTGATAGATGATCTTATAGATAAAAATGAACTTGTTAAAAAATTGAAACTAACAAGTACTATAAATACAAGCAATATGCATGTATTTGACGAAGATTGTAAAATCCGTAAAGTATCTTGCCCTGAGGAAATTATCTTTAGATTTTATAATATTCGTAAAAATCATTACATCAAACGTAAAAGTTATCTTATTGAAAAGTTAAATGCAGAATTGCAATTGCTTAACAGTAAAATAAAATTTATAAAATATGTAATAAATGAAAAAATTATAGTATTTAATAAAAAGAAAGACTTTATCATTAAACAAATAAGTGAATTTGATCTTATTAAAGTAAATAATTCGTGGGATTATCTACTTGATCTTAAAATACATTTCCTAACTTCTGAAAAGATTCTGGAACTTGAAAAAAAAATGGAAAATATGGAAGATGAACTCAAAACATTAAAAATAACAAGTATATCAGATACTTGGAATTCTGAACTATTTGCTTTAGATTTTTAGATTTAATAACCCTCTTCCTCCTCTTCTTCTTCTTCTTCTTCTTCTTCTTCTTCTTCTTCTTCTTCTTCTTCTTCTTCTTCCTCCTCTTCTTCCTCCTCATCTTCCTCTTCCTCTTCTTCTTCCTCATCTTCCATCATTTCAGCAAAGCTAGATTTTTTAGGGGCACGATCAAAAAATATTCTTTTAATTAAACACATAACTAAAACTGCGATTACAACAGCCATGAGAATTTGCATGGGCGTCATTGTTGAATAATCAAAAAAACCAAAAGAATTTGAGCGTGGCATTTTATAATTCTTAACAATATTTTATTTTTTATTGAAATAACGGAATAAAAAAAGGTTTTGTAAAATCAATTCCACCTGCTGAAGGAGTATTTACATTTCCTATAATAATTTTTAAATATCCTACAGCTGTCACATTATCATCCGGTCCAGGATTTTGAATGACAGTTGGGTCATTAATAGTAACAAATGTTGCACTTTGCGCAGTCCCATTTAAAATATTACCATTTAAAGTTAATCCTCCTAGTTGACAACCAACCCCTTTAAAATTTGAATTAGATGGTATACTATTCGACATTAAATAACTTCTTTATTTAATTTAAAATTTTTTAACGTTAAAATTAAATTAACGTTAAATCTTTTTAAAAAAAAATAAAGGTTCTTGATAAGAACCTTTATAAAAATGTCATGTACTTATTTCGATGCGGCGGTACCTGGTACAGGGCCTATGGGCCTTGTTAATGCACCAGCTCAAAGTGTTGACTATGCTAAATACAATGATTCATTTAACTTGTCACTTAGGTCAAAAAGCGATTATAATTTAAATCCACAACCAGAAGGATTTGTTTCTTCTGGATTTCCTAAATCAGAAACAAATAGAGAAGGAGTTTATGCAATTGAAACCGATCGTGGAGAATTATCAGCAACAGCATATACACAAGTTAATGCAAATGGACCAAAGACATTCCAAAATAGACTTCAAGATGAGCTTCGTCCTACCATGAAAGAGACAACGTTATATTCTTATTCTGGTACAATGGCTCCTGGAAATAATGTTCAACAATCTGTATATTCTCAGTTTATTCCTTCTTATGCTAATATTAAGGGTCAACAGGTTCGTATTAGTGGTGCTAGTAATTTTGGTCTTAGGACTGCTACAGAATATTCTTATTTTGCTGGACCTACTACAACTGGTATTAATGGAAGTGTGATACAAAATCCAGATGCCGCAATTGGTAAAAATACTAAACCAGTACCAGATCTTAATGTCGATGGTCCTGGAACTATGTATGGAGCAATACCAGATGGATCTAAATTTCAAAATTATCGTCTTATTTCTCAACCTGTTAGTAATGGTCTTAGGTTTAATTATAATCTTGAAACAGCGTCAGATGCACCAGTTAAGCAAAAATTTGAAAATGTAAAAGGTAAAAGTGGTAACGGAATTAAAACAGAATGGAATGGTAATTCAGTTCATAATTATTCACAGTTACTTGGTAAAAATGTTAATGGTATAGAAAACAGATATACTGCAAGTTATCAAATCGCCCCTCTTCTTACAAATCCTCTTACAGTTGTTTGGGATCCTTTTAATAAAGGTGAAATTCCAGCATTATTCGGAGATACTTCTCCACCTGATTATGCTTATATGAATATGAAACCTCTTCCACCTGATACGTGGATAGGACCAGGTGGAAGTGTTGTTAATAATAAAAGTAACTTTACAAATGTTAAATCCGGGGGAGGGTATAATAGTGTATGGGAAAATAATCCAGAAAAAAATTCAACTAACGCTTACATTCTTGGTATAGATAAAGGTATTCATAATGATAGAATAGAATGGAAACAGGGTATCAATACTGCAGCAGGAGTTATGTACAATCGACAAAATGCAGCAAGTAATAGTTTACCAGAAAAAACTTACGGTGGTAAAAATAGTGTTTTTGAACAGTATCTTCAAAATGAAAAATTACCGTTTTATGATGGTATGTATACTACTTTAGGAGACCCTCTTGCTGGTTTTATAGGAAGATCTATAAACCAATTGACTGTAAATTAAAAATAAATTTATTTAACAAATTTATTTCGTGAATAATTTGTTCTAAATTTAACCCCATTAATATTGCAATTTGGTTAACTGAAATTTTTTCTGGATTAACTAAATTATATTTTAATATATCATATAATTTATTTCTTTGATATGAATTTAATAAAGATTTACCAAACGAACTTTGTTTAGTTTTAGCTTTTCCAATTTTAAATTTATTTATTTTAGCAATTTCTTGAACTGTACATCCTTGTGTTGCATCTGAAAAAATTCTAATAAAAGGTTCAAAATTTAATGCAAGTAAATCAACAGTGACGTTAATAGGTGGTATAAATTGATTACCGTTAAGATACAATTTATTATTGTAAGCATTGGTAGGAAAAAAATTCATAAAAAACCACGCATTAGGGTTTTTACTATTCCACGATATACCACATTTTTCATTTTCAATAATTTCAAAAACAGTTTTTATATGATTTATAACATTTTTTACATTTTTTAGAGAAGCTACTTTAGATTTTTCATTTCCATTAATATCAACACTTCTTAAATCATGTAATTCTTCGACAGTGATGTAATCTTTTATACTACTATTAGTTATATAATTTCCTTCTATTTCCGGAAATCCTACATTAGGTATTTTACTAAATGTTTCATTGCTTTTGGCATATTTTCCCATATTTGTTTCGTGATGAATCCCTGTATGACCAACATCAGTAACAAATGCATTATTGGGTTTTTTATTAACAGTTGAACCTTTACTTAATAAATTAATAAGATCAAATGAATTAACAAAATCTATATAACTATATGGAGTTATAAAAATATTTTTTGATGCAAGTTTATTTACTTCTTCAACACCTCTAAAATTATGAGAACTTTTAAAATATTCTTCAATTAAAAAAATTAAAACACCTCTTTCTGTATCATCTAACATTTCTTTTATTTTTTTAATTTTACATGGACTAACCTGTATAGTATAAAGGCCTTCTACTGTAAAAACTAGATGGGCTTTATTTCCACTTAAAACAAATTTAATAGTTTCACGTATATCTTCTCCTGAAGGCCATCCCCAAACTGTATTTGCATTTATATAAGCACTTATAGGATGTGTATGATAATTAATCACGTTATTGTGAGTAACTACTGAATCAGAACTACCTTTATTTTTATTAACACTTGAAACTTTTCCGACCGCATCAAAATTAATAACACCTGATATTTCAATTGTTTTTAAAAGATCAGGATAAATACTATTTTTAAATTCTGGATTAATTATATCAAGAGGTATATGTAATTTTAATTTACATGTGTTTTCAACTTTACTAACAAATTCGGTCATACCGTTTACTTTAACGTTTATTTTTATTTAAATTTTTAATGTACAATAAATCATTCATATCTAAAGTATATTTTTTAAATTTAGCATCAACCGTATATTGTTGTAAAATTTCTGAAATACTATGATAATATTGATAATAGTCTGCTAAAATACAATATAATAAATATATTTTATTTTTTTTAGTTGGTGATAATATTTTACAAATATTAAATACAATTTGATAAGATAATACACTAGAACTTGATGGACCAGCAATAACTTGTTTATTGTACAATTTCATTAAATTGAACCATACACCATTTTCTCTTGGAACCGTGTATGTATTTCCAAGCATAATAAATTTTTCATCATAATTTAATAAATTATTTTGTTTATTTTCTAATGATTTTTTTACATCCATAAATTTATATTTATCGCTGTTTGTATTTTTACTAAATTCTAAATTCTTATTCCATTTACGTATATAATCCTCGTCATTAATTATCCCTTGATGAAAAAGATTTTTTATATTAGATGACATAAATGATATAACCCAAGAATAAAACCAAAATCCATAAGAATTATCTATAACATTACAAAGTTGTTTGTAATTTATATTTTTAGGTACTGAAAAATATATGTTCATTGTTTTTATAAATTTTTTTTGTAGACTTTTATCATTATCCATACATAATTTTAAAAATTTATTTTCAATTTGGAATTTATATAACGCACCCATAATTTGTAAAAATGAAATATTGTTTTTTATGTTATATTTAAAAAATTCATTAAAATTAGTAATGTTTATTATATAATCGCAATTATTTTCATAATTACATTTATAACCAACCTTTCCTATAATTTTTTTATTATCTGATGTTTCAAGTATCCACGAATCAATTATATGTTTAATAATAGAATAATCTAATTTTACTTTTTTTGCTTTTTTTATTATATTATATAATAGATAAGTAGAAAATTTATATATTTTTGGATTGGTTATTATTTGATTTATAAATAAATTTTCTTTTAAAAATTGTTCATTTGTTCTAAAATCGGTATTTTTTAAATTATTAAATGCATCTACTTTATTTTTATCAACTAACATTTAAATTAACATTTTATTTTATTTTTGATCCATTCGTAATAATTATGTTAATTTAATAAATCTAAAGGTTAAATGAGTAAAAATTTAAATATATCCGTTTTAGTTGCTGCACGTGACGAATACATTGAACAACTTAAATGTATTATCACACCATTAATGATTCAAGGTTTTAATAGTATATATCAAGATTCTATTCGTATTTCTAATGGTAAACAAGTTATTTATAAATTTCAAGAACTTTTAAAAGAAATTCCAAAATGGAATCAGACAATATTACAAGAAGAATCTAAACGCATTAAAAAGAAATGTCCTTATATTATGGACATCGTTACTGCTATTTTTGTAAGTAATGTTAAAATTTTAGCAAGTATTAGATTAAAAGGTAAAAATGAAAATATCAGAGTTAAAATTCCAACAAGCGATATATTTATTCATTCAATTTATATAGAATCGGCACAACAATTTTTTTATAATCCATTTTTATTTTATCATCGGACAAATGAATTTGGAAATATTCAAAAAAATAAATACCACGTAAAAGAAATTATTAGAGATTCTGTTGATGAAACGGTTAGACAAATGCTCCCATTTGACAATATTCTTCAAGAATATCTTGCAAATGCATTAGACGAAAATATTGAAAATGTTTCAGATTCCGATCCTGAAAGTATTGAATCATTTTCAGATGAAGAATCTATTCACGGTGAACGTATAATTAACGAACCTGAACCAGAAGAAGACGAACTTGAAGAACTTGCGCAACCTGAACCGGAAGTTAAAAACTTTAACTTTAATGTTAAACCAAGTACTTTTCAACCAAATAATCCAAATACTTTTCAACCAAATAAACAAATACCATTTGTAGATGACGATCTTGAATCTGAAGATCCTGAAGAAGATGGAACAAATTTAGAGGAACCAAATAATCCTGAAGAACGTCGCCAAGAACTTCATCAAACTCAAATAAACAACCGCGAAGAACCTCGTCACCATGAACAACCTCGTCACCATGAACAACCTCGTCACCATGAACAACCTCGTCACCACGAAGAACCTCGTCACCATGAAGAACCTCGTCATGAAGAACCTCACCGTGAAGAACGTCAAAAAGATAAATATTCATTTTTTTAAAATATTTCGTTTACATAAAAATATTAAAATAAAACGTTAAAGTAATTTAAACAGTTTTAAATTTAAATGACAATATTATACATTTTACCTATAATAATATTTGTGATTGTATCTGGTGTTATGTACATGATCTCTAAAGATCCAAAAAAGAATGATATTAAAAATATTATTACAAGAAACGTATTACCAGGATTGTTAATAAGTATAACAGTATTTTTAATAATTAAATTTAAAGATAATTTAAACAATGAACCTATGATGGATGGAAATTATTTTGATTAAAAGGTAAAAACGTTAAAGAAACGTTACATTATATTTCCAACTTCGTTATAACTTGCAATACCAATACTATTACCAGATTTAAATCCAGTATTGTATTCAAGTGTCTTGGAACCTTTCATACTTACAGATCTAGGTAGACTTAATTGTTGAGGTAGCTGTGATGCATCAAGATAATAATAAATATACATATTTATCTGAGATACCATTTTAGATACATATTCTTGAAGTATATTTGAATTTAATTTTGAAATTTCAGCTTGTACAGAACTTTCACTTTTAAGATTTATAAAACATATACTTCCATTATAAATCTTATAATTTTGGTAAATATTTACCATATAATAAAAAAAGTCGTCCATATTGGGAGTTTTTATAGTTACACCCTCGGTTCCATTAATTCCGGAATCTTGAGTAATTTCTTTTACTTTTTTGACAACAATATTTCTTAAATGATTAATATTGTCATCTGAAAAGAATACACTAATAAGTAAATCTGGTTTTGCATGTAACGATTCTCCAGCTAACTGAATATAACTATTTTTTTTTATTTCAGGGGGGCGAGTGCTTTGTAAATTTGGAGAAGTAAACATTTCGTAAGTTGGAATTTGAGTAGTATATCCATTAGGACTAAGATAATTATCCAATACAGCTTTAGGTGTTCGTTGCTTTTTATTATTAAGAAAATATGTATCAGCTATGTTAACAGATTTTGTATTCTGTGGTCCAATTTCTTGAGGTGTTTTTACGATTCTTGGAACACATTCTGTATAATGAATACCGTCTCCAAAAACAGCTGGTCCTGGTACACCCTGTCTATGTTTTGGATCAGATTTAAGTAAACATGATCCGTATGGGAGATTAATCGGACTAAAATGTTCATACATTTAAGTTGTTCTTGATAAGAACTTTTATTTTTTTTAAATAATTTTAATTAATTTAAATTAAAGAAATCTAAATATATATTTATTAATGGCAAGTTTTAAATTAGCAAAAAAAGATGCGTTAAGTGATACACGTACAAATATCTATTTTCTTCATGAAAAAAAATTAAATGAGTTTGATCAAGAAAAAAAAAAACTAAACTTTTATTTGGAAGAACTTAATAATTTAAAAAAAAATGTTAAAAAATGTGGTAAAAATATCGAGCTTATAAAAAATTTAGAGAACAAAATTTATGATATAAAAAATGATACCAGTCTTAATGATTATTTATTAGATTTTATTTCTATTGTAAATGAACCAGAAATAAGTTATTTTGAAGAAAATGCCCAAAAGGGTCAAATGGATTCTTTTATAAATTCTAAAATTAATAATTCTAAAACTGAATTATATAATACATATATAGAAAAATTTAATCCAGAACTTAAACCACTTGTTTTATTTAAAAATGTATGTTTGAATACATGTACTTTTTGTGGATGTGAAAGTTTATTATCTGATACAAAATTATCAGTTGAAGTTTGTTCTAATTGTGGAAATACAAATTATATTTTAAATTCAGATATAGATCCAGTATATTCTAGTAATATAGAAAAAGAAACTGTTTTTAATTACAAGCGAAATAATCATTTTCAAGAATGTCTTAATCAACTCCAAGCAAAAGAAAATACAACAATACCTACAAAAATAATAGATGATCTTACTATTGAATTTAAAAAATACAACATTACAGATCCAAAAGTTGTAACAACAAGTTTATTAAAAAATATTCTTAAAAAATTAAAATACAATAAATATTATGAACATATACCTACAATAATTAATCAATTTTGTGGAATTAGGGCACCAAAAATGACATCTGAATTAGAACAACAACTTAAATTAATGTTTGATGAAATACAAACTCCATTTGAAAAATATAGTTTAAATATATGCCCAGATCGCAAAAATTTTTTAAATTATAATTATGTTTTTTATAAAATGTGTGAACTTTTAAATAAAGATGAATTTTTGTGTTATTTTCCACTTTTGAAAAGTAGAGAAAAGCTTTATGAACATGATCTTATATGGAAAGGTATTTGCCAAGATCTTAGGTGGGAATATATTCCAAGTATATAAAAGTTTAAAATTTTAAAAGTTAAAGTTAAAAGTTTAATGGAACTTCTTAGTATTAAAAATAAAAATGCAATTGATTTTATCAATAGTAATGGTATTACTATGAACTACCAAGTTGTAAGAAATAAAAGAATAGTAAGTTTAACTAGTAACGGTGAAGAATTAGGTGATTTTAGTATAGATGGAAGAATTAACATCGATACTTTATCTATGAATATATACATTGAGGATGATAATACTAATTTGCGTAATAAAGGATTGGCAAGATTAATGATTGGTTATTTAGCAATGTGTATGATGTCCTCAGAACCTATTCTCAAAGATACTTTAATTTATATTGACGCAGACGGTAGTGCTGGTTTTTGGGACCATATAGGAATGTCTGAAAATAGATATTATGAAAGAACTGGTAGAAATGTAATAGGATGTGGATATGAAAAAGTAATTACGTTTTCTAATTTATCTTTATGGGCACTTGGAGTTCCATTGGGTTATATTTAAATAATTTTAATTTTAAATGTACACACTTGAATATTTATCATCAATTATAATCGATCATAAATATTCAAATGAAAAGAAATTTAGAAAATTCTACAAAATATAATTTAAGTAATAAAGAACAAATTGATTTAAATTTTATAAAATTTGATAAAGACTGGGTATAACAATTAACAAATTTCCATACAATCTTGAAAAAGATATTTTTCATTATGTACTTTGGTTTAATTCATCGGAAGAAAGAAGTATTCAAGAAATTGAAAATGTAATAAATCGTATGAATCCTAAACCGGTATGGTTTATAAATTCAGTTGAAAACAGATCTGTTAAAACTTTTTTTCATGTTCATATATTTACTAAAAATTTTAATTTTATTTAAAGAATTAAAAATAACAATAATATAAAAATTAA